AATGTGCTGTTGATGCTCAGAAAAAACAAATATTACCGGTATTCATTATTACCGAACAAAAGTGGTCATTTGAACACGCAAAACTTATGGGTTTTGATTGTGAAGAAATGGTTGATGAAGAAACGGGTGAATTAGAATGGGACGGGTTCTACATCTTCAATAATAACTTTAGTTATATAGAACAAATTACAGATTACATTAATAGTTTACTTGACGCTCAAGAGAAAGGTGAATTAGATTATAGTTTATTGTTCTTATGGGATTCTGTTGGTTCAGTTCCTTGTAAAATGACTTTTGAAGGTAAAGGTGGTAAACAACATAACGCGGCGGCGTTGGCTGACAAAATTGGTATGGGTATCAATCAAAGAATATCGGGAAGTCGTAAAGCGGATTCTAAATATGAGAATACTTTGGTTATTGTTAACCAACCTTGGGTTGAACTTCCGGATAATCCATTTGGACAACCTAAAATTAAGGCTAAAGGTGGTGAGGCGATTTGGTTGAACTCCTCATTAGTTTTCCGTTTCGGGAATGAAAAAGGTGCGGGAACAACAAAGATTACCGCGACTAAAGATAAAAGAACTATCAAATTTGCTGTGAGAACTAAAATCTCAGTAATGAAAAACCACATCAACGGATTGGGTTATGAAGATGGTAAGATTATTGTAACACCTCACGGATTCTTGGCAGGTAAAGAAACTACCGAAGAAAAAGCGTCTATTGAGAAATACAAAAAAGAATACTCTGAATATTGGAAGAATATCATCGGAACAGATGGTGATTACGATTTGAAAGAGGTAGAAGAAAAAGAGGTAGAAGAAAAAGAGTAGTAACGAATACAAACAAAAACAAGTGACTAAAACACTTTTGGTTGACGGAAACAATTTAGTAAAGATTGGATTCCACGGGGTTAAAGATTATTATCACAATGGAAAACACATAGGTGCCTTATGGCACTTTGTGAATACCATTAGACGTTTCATAGACGAACAAGACTTTGATAAGGTTGTTGTTATGTGGGACGGTGATGATAACTCTTCGACTCGAAAACTTATTTATCCCCAATATAAAGAACAACGTAGAGACAGAGACAACGAGTATAAGTTAGATTCTTTCACTGAGCAGAAAGAAAGAATCAAACAATACTTGGAGGACTGTTATATAAGACAAATCAACGTAGATAATAACGAAGCAGATGATTTGATTGCTTACTACTGCCAAATCTCGGAGAACGAACAAAAGACCATCTATTCGGGGGATAAAGACCTTACCCAATTAATCTCGGATAAGGTATCGGTGTTTTATCCGAGAACCAAACAAACTTATCACGTTGGAAGTAAAATCAAATGTGATTTTTACGAATTTCCGCATCAAAACATTAGAACTTATAAAATTTTATCGGGAGATAAATCGGATAATATTGATGGTATTTCAGGGTTGGGGGAGAAAACACTTATAAAGTTTTTTCCTGAGCTACTTGAAAAACCGGTTTCAATCACCGATATTTTAGAAAAGGCAGAAACTCTACTAAAGGAGAATAAAGATAATAAGACATTACAAAATCTTTTATCCGGTAAAACTAAAAGTGGTGTTTATGGTGATGAATTTTTTGTGATAAATGAAAAAATCATAAACTTATCAAACCCATTAATTACTGATGATGCTAAAGAACTTGTTGAATTGTATTATAAAGAAACTTTAGACCCTGATGGTAGGGGTCATAGAGGACTTATTAAGATGATGATGGAAGACGGGTTTTTTAAGTATCTACCAAAGGGGGATGATGCTTGGGTGAATTTTGTTAGACCCTTTATGAAATTAACAAGAAAAGAAAAAAGAAATTATAAAAACAATTAACTAAAGCTATGAAAGACCAAGAATCGGTAAAATTAGAATTCTTAATGATGGTAAATGATAACATCATTGTGCAAAGATTTTTTAACGTGAGAGAGTTCAATAATGAGGGTAAAAACTCTTTGGAACTTTACGAATTACTTCGTGAATTTAAAGACGACATTCAAAAACAATTGTCGTTGAAAACCGTAACGTATATGACGGATAATCTGTACGAAATTATTAACAATCCGGCTATTTTGGAAACGTCTAATACGGACGGTCCGGAGTACTTTAACATCTTCATCAAACAAAATGATGTGACAATTTGTCATAGACAGGTGGACGCAAAAGTATACCCTCCAAAGATAAGATATACTGTGGATGTACGCCCACACCTAAAAAACCTATTGATGAACTTGACTGACATCTTTTCATCTAAAAATTTAACAAAAAAATATCTAGATGTTACCCTAAGTGTGTAGTATTTATTATTACACTAAAAGAAAAAATATATGGCGTCAAACAAAAATTTCGAGTATCTAGGTAGCACCTTTCAGATACAATTACTAAACCAAATCATTATCGACAAAGACTTTTCACGGTCAATTATAGATGTGATTGAAACAAGTTATTTTGAGAATAAATATTTCAAATTAATCATCCAAATGATTAAGGAGTATTATACAAAATACGAACACACACCAACCTTTGACACATTAGAACAAATTACAAAATCTGAGATACAACAACCTCTAGCAGCAAAAATAATTATTGATACCCTTACAAAAGTTAAGGAGTCTACGCTTGAAGGGGCTGAGTTTGTGCAAGAAAAATCGATGAAGTTCTGTAAACAACAGGAGTTACAGAAAGTAATGGTTAAAGCTCAAAAAATCATCGACACTGGTGAATTTGAGAGTTACGACACATTAGAAGAGATGGTGAGTAAAGCTCTTCAGGTTGGGGAACACGATAAGGGAACGGAAAGTGTTTTCAGCAATTTAGATGATGTTCTAAACGAGGATTATCGTCATCCGATACCAATGGGTATTCCGGGGATAGATAGACTCTTAAAAGGAGGGTTGGCTAAAGGTGAAATCGGTGTTATTTTAGCACCAACAGGTGTAGGTAAATCTACTTTACTTACAAAAATCTCAAATCACGCATTTAATTTGGGATATAATGTGTTACAAATATTCTTTGAGGATAACCCAAAGATTATTCAACGTAAACACATTACATTATGGACAAAAATCCATCCGGATGAATTGTCTATTAGAAAAGATGAAGTAATAACTAAAGTTCAAGAAATTAAGGAAAAAATGCCTAATGAATTGATACTTAAAAAACTTCCATCCGATACTGTAACAATGATGCAGATTAAGAATCAAATCAGAAAAATGATTTCAGAAGGAATCAAAATTGATATGGTATTATTGGACTACATTGACTGTGTGGTACCGGATAAAAACTTGGGGGATGAATGGAAATCTGAAGGGTCTGTGATGAGAGGTTTTGAATCTATGTGTCACGAACTTGATTTGGTAGGATGGACAGCGACTCAGGGTAATAGAAGTTCAATATCGTCTGATGTTGTTACAACCGACCAAATGGGTGGGTCTATTAAAAAAGCACAGGTTGGACACGTAATCATTTCCGTGGCTAAATCTTTACAACAAAAAGAAATGAAATTAGCAACAATCGCAATTACTAAATCACGGATTGGTGATGATGGTGTTGTCTTTGAGAATTGTAAATTTGACAATGGTATGTTGGAGATTGATACTGAAAGTTCAGTAACATTCTTAGGATTAGAAGAACAAACCGAAGAAAGAAATAGACAAAGAATCAAAGACTTGTTAGACAAGAGAAAAGAAAAAAACCAACAACAAAATTAATTTAAAATGAAAGAAAAAATATTAGAACCGAATAATGACCGATTCGTTATCTTCCCTATAGAACATAACGATATATGGGAATTTTATAAACAACACCAAGCCGCGTTTTGGACGGCAGAAGAAGTGGATTTATCTAACGATATTAGAGATTGGGAAAATCTATCTGATAATGAGAGGTTCTTCCTTAAAAATGTATTAGCGTTCTTTGCGGCGTCTGATGGTATTGTTAATGAAAACTTGGCTGAGAATTTCTTAAAAGAAGTTCAATATGCTGAAGCAAAGTTCTTCTACGGATTCCAAATTATGATGGAGAACATTCACTCATTAATGTATTCATTATTGATTGATACTTACGTATCTGACGAGAAAGAAAAGGATGAATGTTTTCACGCAATTGACAGATTACCTGCCGTTCAAAAGAAAGCTAAATGGGCTCTTGATTGGATTGAAAACTCTTCATTTCAAGAAAGATTAGTGGCGTTTGCGGCGGTTGAAGGTATATTCTTCTCCGGTTCATTCTGTTCTATCTTTTGGATGAAATCAAGAGGAATTATGCAAGGATTGTGTAACGCTAATAGTCTTATTTTTAAAGATGAAAACTTACACTGTGATTTTGCTATCCATTTGATTAACAATCACGTTGAGAACAAACCAACAGAGAAAAGAATTAAAGAAATTTTATTATCTGCGTTAGAGATTGAAAAAGAGTTTATTACTGAGTCATTACCTGTATCTTTAATAGGTATGAATTCAAATTTGATGAAACAATATCTTGAATTTGTAACTGACGGACTATTAGTTAAGTTTGGATGTAAGAAACATTTTAATGTGGAACAACCATTCAAATTTATGGAACAAATAGCTGTCGAGACAAAGGGTAATTTCTTTGAGTCAAGAACTATGGAATACCAAAAGGCGAAATTAGGTGAGTCATTAACATTTACAGAAGATTTTTAAAATATGATGTCATTAAAGATAAAAAAAAGAGGGGGTGACGAGGTGTCGTTTAACCCCCAAAAAATATACAGTCGAGTAAAAAGAGCTGCTAAAGGGTTAAACGTTAATGCTGATGAGGTATTCATTAAGGTGATTACTTCTGTTCCGACTGAAGGTGTGATTACCACAAAAGAGTTAGATAAATTGGTTTACGAGATTGCTGCGGCTTATACCGGTAGTCATCACGATTATTCAAGATTGGCTTCTTCGGTGGCTATTTCTGCGTATCATAAAGAAACTGACGAAAGTTTCTGTAATACTATGAAACGTTTACACGAGGATGGAGTTATTAATGACATATTAATTGATACTATTAACGAATATGGTTGGGGGGATATTGATTCTGTAATAAATCACGAGAATGATTACAATTTTGATTATTTTGCGTGGAAATCATTACAGGAAATGTATTTGTTGAAGACTCCACAAGGTGTTGTTGTTGAAAGACCGCAACATATGTATATGAGAGTTGCTTTATGGGTTACTAAATCATTTGAAGAGGCGGTTGAATACTACAATTCGTTATCAAATCAACTTATCTCTCCGGCAACCCCAATTATGATTAATGCGGGAACTAAAACACCTCAATTAGCGTCCTGTGTGTTGAAATACAATAACGGGGATTCAAGACAAGGTTTATTAGACACCTTTAATGATATTTCAACGTATTCATCAGATGCTGCAGGTATTGGATTATGTATGTCTAACATTCGTAGTAAAGAGAGTCGTATTAACTCATCAGGTGGATTTGCCGGTGGTTTATTGAAATACCTAAAGATTGTTAACGAAGGACTGAGATTCTTTAATCAACAAGGTAGAAGACCGGGTAGCGCCGCCATCTACATAGAACCTTGGCATAAAGACATTATGGACTTACTTGAAATCAAAAAGAATACAGGTGCTGAGGAGTTGAGAGCAAAAGATTTGTTTACGTCAATTTGGTTACCGGACAACTTTATGAACGCGGTTAAGAACAATGATGATTGGTACTTATTCTGCCCTAACGACATTGTTAAAGCGGGTATTAAACCATTACAAGAGGCTTACGGTGATGAGTATGAATCAAACTACAACAAAGCGGTTGAACTTGGTTTAGGTAAGAAAGTGAAAGCTCAGACAATTTGGAATAAAATTATTGAATCTCAGGTTGAAACCGGAGTTCCTTACTTATGTTCTAAAGATAGTGCAAACAGAAAAACAAACCATCAAAACATTGGGGTGATTAAACAATCTAACCTATGTAATGAGATTTACCAATATACTGATGAAAACACCACAGCAATCTGTACATTATCATCTATGGTATTGAAAAACTTTATTATTAAAGGTGAGTTTGATTTCAAGTTACTTTACAGTGAGGTTAGAAAGGTTGTTAGAGCACTTAACAAAGTTGTTGACATTAATAGTTACTCAACTGAACAAGGTAGAAAAGGTGGTTTAGAACAAAGAGCGATTGCGATTGGAACTCAAGGTCTTGCTGACGTATTCTTCTTAATGGATTATATCTTCACGACTGAAGAGGCAAAACAATTAAACAAAGAAATTTTTGAAACAATCTATTTTGCTGCAATCACCGAAAGTATGAACTTATGTAAAACAGGTGAATACAAACCATATAAATTCTTTAAAGGGTCACCAATGTCAAAAGGGATATTTCAATTTGATATGTGGGGATTAGATTACGAAGGATTAGGTAGAATGTGGGATTGGGACTCACTTAAATTAGAGGTGTCCAACCACGGGGTTTGTAACTCATTATTTACGGCTCAGATGCCGGTAGCATCTTCGGCTAAAATCACAGGTTCATTTGAAATGACAGAACCGGCTCACTCGGCATTATTTAATCGTCGTGTGGTTGGGGGAGAAATTTTAATTGTTAATAAATACTTAATTAACGATTTTGAAAAGTTAGGTGTTTGGTGTGAGGATTTAAAAAATGAAATCATAATGAATGAAGGTTCTGTTCAAAACATTAACTTTAATCATTATTTGGACACGGAAGATAAGAATTACAATAAAAAGGTAAAAAGAATTGAACATTTAATTCCTAAATATAGAACAATTTGGGAAATATCTCAAAGAGAACTTATTGATATGGCGGCTGACAGAGCACCATTTATTGACCAATCACAGTCGATGAATATCTATATGTCTGAACCAACATTATCAAAGATTTCATCATCTCACTTCCATTCTTGGGGTAAAGGATTAAAAACTCTTTGTTACTATGTTAGAACAAAAGCAATATCAACCGGGGCAAAACATTTGGCAGTTGATATTACAAAAGTACAACAACCAAAGACTATTGAAAAACCAACGGTAGATTTAACACAAAAACCTACTGACACAGAATTTGAGTGTTTTGGGTGTGGTTCTTAATTAAATTAAAATAATTATAACAATAATCACGACTTCGGTCGTGATTTTTTATTTTACTCTATTTATAAGAAATAATTACGACACTATATTTATAGTTATGGCAGATGGAACAACATATGGTTTAACTTTTCCTTTCAGAGAATCTTTTGATGGGAAATACTTAGATTTATCAGATTATAATGACCAAGAGATTAGGTCTAACTTAATACACCTTTTATTAACAAGAAAAGGTAGTAGATATTATTTACCGGATTTTGGGACAAGATTATATGAGTTTATTTTTGAACCATTAGATGGTCCAACATTTTCAGAAATAGAATCTGAAATACGAGAATCCGCGGGAAACTATTTACCGGGGATAACAATAACTAACATTAGTGTCCAAGCCGCCTCAGAGGGTAGTGAAGATAAAGGTAGTTATATAAATGATAACGATGAGAGAATATTTCGGGTACCAAATATGTCGAATAAAGAACATACAGCGAAAGTTAAGATTGATTACACCATCAACAATGATGTGTTTAATAGTAGTGACTTTGTAATTATTAATATATAAAATTATGGCAAACAAGAAAATTTCCTACACAACAAGGGATTTCCAATCAATCAGAACTGAGTTAATTAACTTCACTAAAACGTATTATCCGGACACGATTCAAAACTTCAATGACGCGTCTGTTTTTTCTGTATTATTAGATTTGAACGCTGCGGTAACGGATAACTTACAATTTAACATTGATAGAAGTATTCAAGAGACAGTTCTTCAATATGCTCAACAAAGGTCGTCAGTTTTTAATATAGCAAAAACTTATGGATTAAAAGTTCCGGGTATGAGACCATCGGTTGCTTTAGTTGATTTTTCAATTACAGTTCCTGCTTTTGGGGATAAAGAAGATTTACGATATTGTGGTATTCTAAGAAGAGGGTCACAAGTTAATGGTGCCGGACAAGTCTTTGAAACTGTATATGATATTGATTTCTCATCACCTATTAATGGTGAAGGTTTTCCAAATAGACTAAAAATACCTAATTTTGATTCAAATAATAAATTATTAAACTATACAATTACTAAACGAGAAACTGTTGTTAATGGAACAACAAAAGTGTTTAAAAAAGTAATAACACCTAATGATGTTAGACCTTTTTATGAATTATTTTTACCGGACAAGAATGTATTGGGTATAACTAGTGTTTTGTTGAAAGATAGTACACAGTATACTAATATACCGTCAGTTCAGGAGTTCTTAGGGTTAGATAATAGATGGTATGAAGTGGATGCTTTGGCGGAAGATAGAGTATTTGTAGAAGACCCAACAAAAGTATCGGATTCTCCGGGGATTAAAGTGGGGAAATACATTCAAACAAGTACTAAGTTTATTAGTGAATTTACACCTGAAGGATTTTTAAAAATTACTTTTGGGGGTGGTTCACAATCTGCGGACGAACAGTTAAGAGAGTTTGCAAGAGATGGTTATCAATTAAATCTATATAAGTATTCCAACAACTTAGCGTTAGGTAGTACTTTAAAACCAAATACAACACTATTCATACAATATAGAGTTGGTGGTGGTGTAGGTAGTAATATTGGTGTAAATTCAATTACTCAAATAGGTACAGTATCATTCTTTGTGAACGGACCATCAGATAGTATTAACACAACTGTAGTAAATTCATTAAGATGTACAAACGTAACCGCAGCGATTGGGGGAGCTAATTACCCAACAACTGAAGAAGTTAGAAATTTAGTTTCATATAATTTCTCATCACAAAAAAGAGCGGTAACCGTAAATGATTACGATTCAATAATCCGAACAATGCCTTCACAATTTGGAGCTCCGGCAAAAGTATCAATAACGGAAAACAATAATAAAATTATTGTCCAAATGTTGTCGTATGATGAAACAGGTAGACTAACAGAGGTAATTTCAAACACTTTAAAGAATAATGTTGCAAATTATTTATCAAACTATCGTATGATAAATGATTATGTGTCAATACAAAGTGCTAACGTTATTGATTTAGGATTTAATATTGATGTTGTTTTAGATAATACACAAAACCAAGGAACAGTTATTTCTCAAATCATTACGATTGTTTCGGAATATTTTAATCCGGAAAATAGACAAATGGGTGAAAATGTTAATATTTCTGAATTAAGAAGATTAATACAAAGTGAAAACGGGGTAATTTCATTATCCGATATTCAAGTCTTTAATAAAGTTGGTGGACAGTATTCATCATCTCAAACATCTCAACGATATATTGACAGTACAACTTATCAGATAGGGTTAATTGATGATACAATCTTTGCGGAACCAAACCAAACTTACCAAATAAAATATGCAAACAAAGATATAAACATTAGAGTTAAAAATTTAAAAACGGTTAATTTCTCTTGATAATTTAATCGGTATTCTCTATTTTTAATAAATGGATTATATTACAGATATTTTAACTTTTATTAAAGGGTATAATGGGACTTGGTCTCAATGTTTTGTTGCGGGATTATATCTTAACTTCAGATTGATTTGTTCTTTTATTATTTTTTTGATTTTTTTTAATCAAATTAGGGTAACTAAAAAAGTAACAAAATTTCAAATTTTTTTATTAATAATTGTTAGTTCTTTTATTACTTCAGATATTACCGATTTTAATGAAAGAAGAAAATTAGAAACAATCCAACACCCCCAAGATTATTTTAATAAAAATACCAAAAATTTAGTTATAGTTGTTGAAGGTTCGTTAGGACCATTCAAGGATGTGTCAGGGGCTAATGAGGTTCAAATTGACATTTCTAAGTCGAGGGACTTAGATGGTTTGGGTTTGGTTGAAAGTAAGGTCGAAACTAAAGAGACAAGTGTAATTACATATATTGGAACAAACAACTATAATTTAACGTCCGAAGAGGTTTTTAAAACAGTAAAGTATTTTAGGCTATTTAACCCAACAGGTAAGGTTGTTCTTATTGGACATAGTATTGGTGGGTATAATGTTGCTCAGGTGTTGGATAATTTAAATAAAGAAAAAATTGGTGTTGATTTAGTTGTTTTCTTAGATAGTGCTAACCAATTGTATAATAACTATGATTATCAAATTAAAGATAATGTTGGTTATGTGATAAACTTTATGTCTGTTAAATGGTCGGACAATATGATTTTCTTCACCAATTCAGGGGGACGAGTGTCCTTATTTAAGGATAATCGAATAACTAAAGTCCTTAATGTTGATATTCCTAATACAACTCACACATCTATTGATAACACTGTTCACAAATATGTTATTAGTATTGTTAATAATTTTTTAGAAAAAAAATCAAACCCTATTGATTTTGTTAAACAATATAAGTTTAAACCATAATTTATTTTCAAAAAAAATGTTTTATCTTTTAAAAATGGTATATAAACTATTTATTAAAAAAGATAAAAATGTCAAAATCTTATAGAATAAGAACAAAGGTCGGTGTTGACACTTCAGTTAAAGTATTAATTGACCAAGAGTTCGAACATTTAGAAATATTATCCTTAAAAATATTACAAACAGACATCTATACTAGACAATGTGCTGATTATGGTGTTATTGTTGGACGTGTTAGTGTTAATAATGGATTTGGTGTTCCAAATGCCAAAGTATCTATCTTCATACCTTTAGATAGTAAAGACCAAGCTGACCCAATTATTTCTGAGTTATATCCGTATAAATCATTGTTAGATAATAATGATGATGGTTATAGATATAATTTACTACCCTATAAACCATCATATAGTGCTCACGTTCCTACCGGGACATTTTTCACTAGAACGGATGTTTTAACTAACCCAACTTTAATTGAAGTTTACGACAAGTATTATAAATATAATGCGGTTACAAACGATAGTGGTGATTATATGATTTTTGGGGTTCCTGTTGGTGCTCATCTAATTGTTTTAGATGTTGATTTGTCTGACATTGGAGAATTTTCATTATCACCTCAAGATTTGATTAGAATGGGTCTTGCAACAGAAGCTCAAGTATCCGGAACAAATTTTAAATCATCAAATAATTTAAGAGAATTACCACAAATTGTATCGGTAAATAGAAGTATTGAGGTTGAACCATTATGGGGACAACCTGAAATTTGTAATTTAGGTATAACAAGAACAGATTTTGATTTAAGTAGTGAGGCGAATGTTGATATTCGACCAACATCTATTTTTATGGGTTCTATAATTTCTGACTCAGATACTAACGCATTAAAGTCTAATTGTAAACCAACTAACAGGTCGGGGTATCAATGTAGTTTAACTACGGGTCCCGGTGAAATATTGGCGATTAGACAAACAATACAACAAGATTCTAACGGGTTACCTATTCTTGAAAATTTTAGTTTAGAGGGGGGTGGTAAAGTTATTGATGAAAACGGAACTTGGTTGGTAGATGTCCCAATGAATATGGATTACTATGTAACCAATGAGTTTGGAGAACAAGTTCTTTCAAATGACCCTGAGGTTGGTATCCCAACTAAAGCAAAATATAGATTTAAAGTAAAATGGTCTCAATCACCATCATTATCAGACCTTACTAAAAGAGCTTATTTTTTAGTACCAAATATTAGAGAATATAGTTCCAATCAATTTGAATCGTATGCTTTTAGCGTTGATTGGAATGATTATGGAAATACTCAAATGATTCAAGACGCTATAAATTGTGATGATAAGTTTTACATAATGCAGTATAATAAAGTTTATACTGTATCAGAATTTATATATAATCATAGAGGGGGTAGCGGAAGTGAAAGGTATGTCGGTATTAAAAATATCTTAGAGGAATCTTGTGAAACTGAAAATAATAAATTTCCAACAAATGATGGTAATTTTAGGTTTGACATACTATACATAATTTTTATGTTTTTCAGTATAATACTTACACCGGTATTCTTTGCGTTAATATTGGTGATGCACATTTTATATTTTGTTGTGTGGTTATTAAGGCTTATAGTTATACCTGGATTAATTGTTTGGTGTGCTATTAGTATTATTAACTACGGGATATTGATTCTTGGTTGTGTTCCATATGCTTTAGGGATGATTGCGGGGTATTTGGCTATGATAGTTATATATATAATATTAGGACTTCTTTTGGCGTATATTTTAAGGCTGTTATGGAAACTTGACTTAAAAGGGATAAAAGTTCCTATATTAACATATCCGGATTGTGACCTTTGTTCTTGTGAACAAGGACAAAGTGTTAATGAAAACCCTGACCCGGATGGTAATGATGAGGATGAAGAAAATGAATTAGTACCGTGTCCAACAATATCGTCAGACCCTAAACCAATATCACCATTAAATGCTGGTTTAATAAGTGTTCCATTATCTACCTTTGCAACGTTTAAATTACCATCCTTTAATGCTGAGACAAATCCAAATGGGTTTCCGGGTCAAAGAAAAGTTATTTTTGCTAATGATTTTGCGGGGTATCAATTTGATAATCAATATGGGTCATCCACTATTGGAGCACCTTACTTACAAAGTGAGGTTATTGCTGTGGGTGAAGGGGGTGATAGTACATCTTTTGCGTATGATTGGTTTACTAACGCATTACCAATGGCGGATAGAATTAACTTATTTAATGTTAAAGCGAAATATTTTAATAGTGGTACAACTAATCCGGGAGGTGGTGTTAATAGAATTAATGTTACTTTTGACGAAGCACGTAATCCGGGTAAATTTCATAAAGATAATACTATTGTAATATTATGTGATAAATCAACTGCTAGAAGATTAGTTGCGGGAGAAATGTTGGCTTTTCAAAATCCGACTTTTAGTAAAGACCCAAATTTAACGGGAGGTATTAAAAATATATTTAATAACAACGCAATTACAGGAACAACATATACAGGTGATACAACGGTGACAGTTAATTACGCACATCCTAACGGTATTAGTAGTATGTTATCAACTACTTATGATGTTAGAGTATTTGATGATGCTGGTCCATATAGTGCAAAAACAACTACAAATACCCATAAATTCCCTATTGATATAGAATATTTCCAAGTTATTACTGCTATGACATACAGTAATTTTAGTGGTCAATGTGTAAATACTTTACCTAATTCATTAAATAAAAAATACTTCAGAAATGAGTCGACTTTGTTTCAATTGTTCTCAACTATTAATGGAGGAAGACGGGATTGGACGGGTACTATTTTTAACCCAAATTGTTATTATCGACCTAATGGTAACACACATCCAGACCCAATACCTTTTGGAGTTCAAAAGTATGATTCGATGAATTATGTTAGAAACCGTAATGAAAACGTTGTTGTGATATTAAATAGAGGTGTTGACCCATATACCAGTAAAATACCAATTAAATATGGTATTGGTAAACTTTTTGGACATCAAAATGAAAGTGATGTTGAGATTAGTGGTTACTATAGAATGAATATTCCGATTCAGGGTAAATTTTTAAATATTAGTCACGATGGTAATGAAAGGGCGGTTACAACACCATTACCTGCTTGGACACCATTACCAACTGGTAGCACACCAAATTATGTGACAGGGGCTACTTGGGTAGGTGGAATCCAACCAACGGTAGGTGGAAATATTAATACTGAAACAGGGTACGCTATTGGACAAAATTTATATTTTAACTCATTTTCTTATTGTCCTAATCAAAAAGAAACTTGGCAATTTGTTACAGGTTATACTCAGGGAGTGACAGCGTCTACTTGGACGCAAATGACATCTAGATTCTCAGGGTTTAATTCAAACTTAATTAGTTATTATTCTAACTTAGATAATCGTTCACTATTTTACGCACCAAGTTGTAAAAACGCACAACCTTTACGTGGGACAACTCAAACAAGTGATGATTCACTATCAAATGGAGCTTATCCGAATACACCTACCGTAAGTAATGGTGCAAGTTCTTCACCATTTGGTTTACGAATAAGTTTAAATAATGATTTTACTAAAGCGTATACATACACTCCTTATGGGATGATAAGGGATTTTAATGGTTACTGTTATATGCAGGTACCTACTCCAGATAATCCAAGTGTCTATAATGTGACAGGTAGGACTGAAGGATATATTCCTAATGAGATTGTTGAGGGAGCATCAATGATGCTCATGGACATTCAATATTTAAGAATTTCCCTTAATTTCGACCCATCCGATACTCCATATTGGTATCAGTACGGTGATTATCGATTTCCTCCAACTCGAGTTTTAACGTATTATTATTCACCAATCTATAGTACGGGAAATACTATGAATTTTACATTAGGTAGGGTTGGTTCTTATTCTGGTGCTAGTAATAATCAAATTGTTATGAGAGGCGATAGATTACCGACAGGGACTGTTGTTGAGGAATACTGTTGTAATGGACGTGTTTTACAAAAAAACAGTAAATTAACGTTGTATTTAATACCTTCGACAGGTGTAATCGGGATAAATTCAATAGCGGGGTCAACAGGGTCTTTTGGTAACGGGTCTTTAGATGATGTTAGGGAAGATTTAGTTGGTTCTCCAAAAATAAATCGAGTTATAAACACTTTTACCTGTGCTGGTTCCGTTAATTTGGACTGTTATGGTTGTACTCCAAGTCCTGTAAATAGTACTATATTCGTAAGACCGAGAGGTGGTGATTGTCTCCAATATGAGGGTGAAACGATTTTTGTGGGTGGATGTTATGTCTTTATTACAACAATATTTATTTCTTTATTTAGAGATTGGGAATTAATGTTTGAATGGATTGCTCGAAATATGGTGATGCTTGGTGCGTGTAGAAATGTGTTTTCTCACAGATTTAATAATAATTGGGTGAATGGAGTATTATATGCTTTTCCATTTAAAAATGAGATTAGTGGGTTTAGTTCTCCAACATCAAATCCACCAAACTTTCCGCAAGGAAAGAAATGTAATAGTGTTATTATGTATCATAATCCATCTAGAAGTTTTTATTATAGATGTTCACCTTATGACTCCAATTCAGGTGAATTTAGTGCTGACCTAAAGTATCCAACAACAATTATGGATTTGGGTCCTAGAGCGGACTTTTTACAAGAATTGGTGATGTCTGACGAGTATGACGGATACTTGGTTAATAAGTTAACAAGTTCAACGTATTCTCACGTTGATGAAATCCTTAATTTATTTATTATAAGTAGATTTATGGATAATAACTTTTTAAATAATTTGTTAGGGGCGTTTAACATATTTGCGTATTTTCAAAATAGTAGAAAAGGGAAATATTTAATTGATGCTGATTACTCTCAATTAATTTCAATTAATTCTGAATTAGGTGTTGCAGCATTCCAATCGTCGAATTATCCTGATGCACCAACAACGGTAGGTGCGGGTGGTTTTGTAACAGGTATTCGATATAAAATTTTGTCGGGTGGAACGGCTTCTAACCCAACAGATTTTACGTCGATTGGAGCACCTCCGGGATACGTTGCGGGAACAACAACATTTATCGCAACAGGTCCCGGAACAGGTACAGGAACAGCATTGGTTGACCCTGGTATTCAAAACCCTATTTTCTTTGATTGTAAGAATTCTTTGGGAATATTCTTTTCATCGGATACTCAAATTAGAGATTATGTTTCACCAAAAAGAACAATAATAAATCCAACAGGGACAACATCAAGTATTTGTACATTTAATAATTTTACAGTTTATTCTCAAGAAGTTCCATTATCACAATGGAGAATTGATGGTGGTGGTGAGCATGCGGGAAGTATTTTTGGTGGTGAATCAAATGATTGGGATTTTCAAACAATTTTTTCTTCAAAATATCAATCTTTGGATAGGTTATTACCGGTATCTAGATATTTTAGAACTACTAATCAGTCACAAAATGACTTTTTTAAAGGTTACATATACGCAGTCACTAATGGGAATAGTTTACCAACTTACCAAAATAACTCAATAACTGCAAAACCACAATATTGGAGTCAAAATACTCCTGAAACAGATTTGATTACTGTCGGAGCGCCATTTCACTTTTATTTTGGACTTAGAAGAGGAGCGTCGGCATTTGATAGATTTAGAACAAAATGGATAAACACTAGTAACGTTATAAATTAAGATGGATGATATAAGAATAGTATTAGGGTCGTTAAGGTATAAAACGTCGACGGACACTAATTTATCGATACCAACACCATTGGTTCAAAACACAAAAAATCTTGAAGAATTTGATAGGAGTATTGATGTTAATTTAGTTCAAATATTTAACGATGAAAGGCAAAAATCGACAACATTTAGACCGGTTTGTAAGTTTCAAGTGTTATTTAATAACTCATATACGGGTTCAACAAATTATGAACCATTAGAAAATAATTTATATTACATTAATGAAACTGCGTTAACTTTAAGACAATGTGGGGCGTTGTCTACCTCAGTAAGTTGGGAAGGATTTCCCCAATATGATGAGTTTGATTTTATTAGAAGTGATTACAATGTTTCGGGATACACGGTTCCAATACCATCAACAATTCCAAATGGACAACCACAGGTTCACGTTGATTTTGTCGCTAGAAGTGCTTCAACCTATAATTGGAATCATTTTGTTAGTTATCCATATAAGAACATAGATAAGGTTATGAATTTTTATGATGGTACCGGGTCTAATGTTCCTACTTTTGTTTGGAATGCTGTTGATGGGATTCCTTTTATAATTAATAGTAAGGATAATGACGGTAATGATATTATGGAGGGAGGGAACCCTATAATTCAATTTAGATGTCCCGTTAAACACGGATTATCGGAATCTGAATTTGTAAAAATAAAATTAAATAATGGGTATGTTAATACATATCAAGTATTTTCTTTTGGAGACGGTTTGCCGGGAACTAATGAGTATATCTTTAACATATTTAATATCGGATACGGGTCTTCAATTTTTGTGGATGACCAAACTACAGGAACATTTAAAAGAGTTATAAATTATGAAAACCCTAATGATACTACATCCAAATATTATGTGATTCAACATAAAATAATTACAGATGTTAATGACGCTGTTTTAGTTAATGCCGGGTTTGAAAAAAATATATTTGGGACTAAAAAGAAATTTGAAAGTCCTGTTTATACACCAAATAATGTAAAGAGAGTTTCAATTAAAGAAAATGCTCAATCATATACTTTATCGTTTAATAAAGATATTGATGTTAGTGAGTTGCGTGACAATCAAAAACGACCAATTAGTGAGTTATATATTACAACAATTTGGAAAGGGTATTTTGGATTAACTTTTGGGGGTGTTGATAGTAATGGTAATGATGTGGGATTAAAACAGGGGTTTGATTTTAATTTACCACCGGATACTCAGTTTAATAACCCACAAACTTGGTGGGATGTGGATACGGTAGAATCAAATTTTGTGGATTCAAATAATAACGCATATCCAACGGGGTATTATAACACACCTTATGGTGGTAATGTGAATGGAATAAATATTGATTTCACATATCTTAAATCACTTAAAAGTGGTGACACAATAAATGGTAATTACTGTGAGTGGAATGATTATGAACAAAAAGAAAGAGTTATTTCTGAAATGTATCATAAGTTTACATTTAATACTGATGTGTTTGATATGAGTTTGGTAGATATGAATAATAATCAATTTGGTTATTACTACAAACCAAATAGACGAATGAAAATAAGAGGGTTTTCTGATTATATAGAAACAGGTAGCATTAACAATATGGTGGGTGTTCCGGATTACTCATATTTTTCAACAACATACAATTCATTTATTTGGAGAGATTTATATACCTATGGTTTTAATGATGGTCTCGGTAATGGTGTTGATTATCCATTTTTAAATGGAAAACATTATCCATATGAAAATTTTATTTTTAGAATAATACCGGAAGGAACTAATTATATAGAAAGTACTTTAAATAATTACGCAACTCTTTATGGAGCTGCTCAACCAACAAAAGACGATTGTGAATAATAACAGTTATAAATTTACCTTACCAAAAGGTGACGACAAATATATCAATATACCGATTGAAATTAAATGGGATTTTCTTGGGCAAGGTGATGCCGTTGAAGAATATCAACAAAATGTTGTTGAGGATATTGTTGGATTTCCGGGGGATTTTGAAGTATTAAGATTTGCTCACGCACCGTATAGTAGTGATACAAAAACGGATATTAAATACGATTTTCATTTTTTTAGTGACTTACAGTTGGATTCAAATGGTAATTTAGTTCCAACGGTTCCTGTTAATCCATCTTCGTTAGTAACAACTGCTCCGTCAAGTTATTGGGTGACTAGTTATGTTCCGGAAGGATTTACCATAAGTGAAATATATTATTATGTAAAACCATTTACTAAATCTTTCTTTAAATTGGATTTTTATGATAGTAAAGATACTATCACTCAAACTAATTATTTTACAGTGATATTACCTGTGCAACAAGGGTTTACGGTAACAGAAGTTGTGAGTTCGTATAAACCTTCAGTTCAAATTAAAATACCATCATTTAAGTTAGATTATGTGGGTGACAAAGAAGGGTTCTTTCTATATTGGTTAAGAAATAAAAAATTCTTAGACATTAGTAAATTTTATATGACAGCAAAATTTTTTGATGCTAGATTGGGTGTTTTTGTTAAAATGACAAATACACCACAAAGTAATATTACATCAAAATTTATGTTTGACCCTGAGATTTATTTTTATTATGAGGTAAGGTTAAATTATAATGAAAAAACATATGAAGTTTGGGATAATAGTGTAAGAAGAGGAACATCAGTTCCAATAAAATGGTATGAATATATAAATCCATAATATGACAGAAAGAGATTATCATATTAAAATATCACCGGAATTTATTAGTGGAGACATTTTTAAAGTTAATTATAATGCTGGAACTATAACGGGGTCAGGTATTGTTAATAAGTGTTGTATTATTCCTGCAGAAACCTTTAAAATTGATTTAGTGGGGGCATCTTACATTTATTCGTCAATGACAGAAGTCTTGTCAGGAGGTACAAACACTACTAATATTTCGTCGGCGACAACCAAATCAGGTACTTCTTTATTAACCGGATTAACTATCCCAATTTTATTAACAGAAACTGTGACAGACATAGGATATTATTCTGTATTTGATGGTATGGTGTTACAACAAGAAACTATGACGAATTTTATCTTTTCGGGCAATAGTTCAAACTCAAAAAGGTGTTATGTTTATAATACATCGGATATTGAGTTTAAAAAGTATTTGGAGTTTTCTACATACAAGATTGATTGGGGTGATGGGCAAGTTAGTGCGGTAACATCAACATCAATGTACCATGATTATGCTAATAATACGGCATATACAATCACTATGTCAGGTATGAGCCCTTGGGGGACAAATGTAATAACAAAAACGGTTAACACACCATTCACGGGTGTAACAATAACAAATCCTAAAGGGGTTGCTTATTTTAAACCTGCGGGTGGTAATTGGTCAAATACGTTATTATCGTATGATTATATATTCAGTGGAGATTCAAGTTGTGGTGCAACATTAAATGATATTAATTTATTTAACCCAATAACATCAATTCCATTTTTAATAACGGGATATACAATGTCATCGTTAAGTGATTTAAAACAATATGGAACGACTCAATATATACCTAATCAATGGGTGACGGGTAATACTGGTACGATTGGTAAATATTCAGGAGTAAGTTCAAATGGTTTATATACCGCCTATACAATTAATGATATTGATTACTATGATTATTCAAATGGGACAACAATTTTTGTTGTAAAATCTTCGGGTTTAACTTCTGATATGTTAGTTTGTGAAAAAATAGTAAAAAATGATTTATTAATGAATATAATTGATGAAGCAGAAGTACAATCCAACATATTTATAGAACGAGGGAAGAACTCAGCACTTGAGAGAGTTGAAAGATTGGGTGAGGTTGACAACGTAGGTGATTTAGTCAAATACGGATATAAATTTTTTAATGTAAATAATAGTATATAATATGGCTACAGGAACATATGGGACAATAAGACCGGCTGACGTAAGTCCGGAAGATGTTGAGATAATTTTAAATTATACTCCATCAAGAGATGAAACAGATAATTTTGTTTTAACAAAATTGGATGCGAAGTCTATTTTAAGACCTTATTATAATAATGATACTACAGGTGTGAATAATGGTATTGAGATATTAGGTGGTTTATATAATTTAAAATTACCTGCTGAACAATTTAATCAAATTGGGATTTATACGATTTTTATTAGACCTGCTCAAATAAGAACAACAATATTAGATTGTGGTGTTTTATCGGCACTTCCTAATGTTAAAGGATTAATTTTTGATTTAAATTCTGTTCCATCTACTTATAGAAACAAATTTGTTAGTCAAGGGTTAGTTGGTTTTAGAATTGAATATCTAAATGCTGATGGGACAAAGATACCTAATTTCTTTAGAATTATTACCTCATCATTCTTTTGTGAACCGGTTGTTCAAAACTTAACAAATTCATCTCAAAAGGCTATTAGATATCGATATACAGATAATAACACTAATTTATTGTTTTGTACATTAACACCATCTTCGGCACCAACAAATAAGCCAAACGCCACACCATATATTGGTCAACCAAATCAAAATGTTATTATAACAAATACTTTCTTTAATCCAATAACTTTGGATATTGAAATTGGAGAACACGATTTCTCAACATTGGCTATTGCTTTATATGGTAATCAAACTAAATCTATTGATGATGGTGTGTATACACTATACGATAATGCTAATAACATATACAAACAATACAACTTATATGAGATTAGAGACCAATTTAACGAGTTATTATATGAAGTTAGACAAGACAGAGGGAATAACATAGATTTTAGTAAAAACTTTACAAATATAACCCAATAATGGCAATAGAAAAATTTACGTGTCCACCACAGACAGCATCCGGTGCAGGTACATTCTCCGATAATTTAGTTGGATTCCAACTTGTTGCGGGGGGTGGATTGACGCAAGGAAATTTTGAGTTCACTAGAGGAGTTAAGGAAAAATCAAATAGAACTTTTACAACAGGAGCATTCTCAAACCCTATTAACTTAGATAGTATGGGGGTTAATAGTGTTGTTCAATCAAAGGTGATATTTGAAAACAATTTTAAAGTTTATCCTAATTTTGATTTAACTGAAGTAACTAATTTTACATCATACGGTTCAATGGTTAAAAGAATTTCAACATCGGTTGAAATGATTATTAGTAAATTTCCGGCAGCGTTGGAGGTTACTTTTATGGATGAAAACTATTTAACCGGAGCTACTGCGACAAACATTTCATATAATCCAATAGTTAATGAAACAAGTATTGATTTAGATATTTCAAGAATTAGAAACCCTTTTGATATTGATTTTACTGTTAACGCAACTAGAAATTTAGAACTAAGAGAGATTCAAGTTTCTCCTTTAAGAAATATGACAAATCAATTTGCCAAATACTCCTTATATTATGGTGGTGTTGGATTTGATGTTACTCATATTGAGCCAACAACGTCATCAACTACAGGAACCCTTAGAATATACCTTAAAGGTGATGTTTTTCCGGGTCAAACTCAGACACAAGATGATTTAGTTATTAGACCAAATGATTATCAGGTTAATAGAGTTCTTAATGAGGATTTGGATGAAGTTCAACGATTTTTATTAAATAGAAATGTTGTTCCTATTTATACAGCAACTTTCCAAGTTCCAAATGAAAACGATGATGGAACTTTTTATATTCAAAATAAGTTAGTGACTTGGCCGTTATATGGTAATTGGAATTTGGATATATTAACCAATTCCTTTACAATATATTTAACAACATTAAATGAGATTAGTTTGTCTTTTGATGGATATCAAACAAATCTTGTTTCAAGATTTTTAACAACTGATTCACTTAAAGAATTTGACACCTCTGACCAAAAAATTGAAAAAATATTACAAATTTACGGTAGAAGTTTTGATGAAACTAAGAAATTCATTAATGGTTTAGCTTATATGAATTCGGTGAATTATAACACCGGAAACGATATTCCGTCTCAATTACTAAAAAATTTATCACAAACATTAGGTTGGGCGACAAATATGTCCCCAATTACTAACGAGGACTTTTTAGGTTCGGTATTTGGTCAAAAGAATGTTGATAAATCCGCTTTTAGTGGTGTAGGACAGTCTCAAACGCCTGACGAGTTAAACTACCAATATTATAAGAATTTAGTTCTTAATTCCGCCTATTTGTTTAAATCAAAAGGGACTAGAAAATCCATAGAAACTTTAATGAGGTTAATTGGTGCTCCGGACGCTTTAATTGATTTTAATGAGTATGTTTGTTTAGCTGACCAAAGAATTAATATGTCAGAGTTCGACTCTCAATATGCTAAAATATCGGGTGGAACATATTCTAAAACATTACCGACATTAGAGAGTGGATATACATTCAATATACAAGGGGTTCAATATTCTGGTTTTACAACAACATCAGTTCTTCAAGAAGTTGATTTAAGTAAAGGAGATTATCCAATTAGTGATAGTGGATATCCTATGTCACCGGGTAATTCTGAAACATATTTTTATCAGATGGGTGCTGGTTGGTTTGAATCAACACCAAAACATAGGTCATTAGAACAACCGGATTTAACTAATAGTGTGTTCACAGGTTCAAATCCTAATTATCAAACAAAATTAGCTCCATTTACTTATGGGCAAGAATATTTGAATGTATATAAATCATTCCCATTTACTGATTTAGGTTATAACATAAGAACAGCCGTAGATAACAATAAAACGTGGGTTGATAGTGAAATTGGGGATAGAAATAATTTAGATGGTGGGTATAACGCATTATATAATGTTGGGGCAGAAGGTTTAGTTATTAATGTTAAAAATATTGATTTATACTTAAACCCCTCTCAAGGATTATCTTACGATGTTTGGTATATGTCAAGACAATACAACTTCCCAATTAATAATCAAGGTTTGGGTTATGTTGCACCAACAAGATGTAACCCTAATCCGGTATCGTCTTATCCACATAACGGTGGTGTTGACTCAACCCTTATTAATCCCCAACCAAGGAAAGAAACCTTTTTTGAGTTTGCTCAAACATTTTGGAAAAACACAATTAATGTTAGAAATAGACAATTTGCAACAGATGGTGGAACAAGTGGATATCCAACGTTATCATCAATATATTGGAATTATTTACAATCAGAATCTTTAGCTGGAATTCCAAATGATAACTTCACATACAAAACAATGATTGAGTATGTTGAAGGTATGGGTGATTATTGGATTAGATTAGTTGAACAAATGATTCCGGCAACTACAATTTGGAATACGGGTGTTAAATTAGAGAATTCTATTTTTCATAGACAAAAATTTGTTTGGAGAAGACAAAGAGGGTGTGCGTTGGTACCAATTATTTGTAAACCTTGTAAATTCACGGGTAGTGTTTATCAACTTAATTGTGATGTTTGGTATACCTTATGTAATCGATATCCGGAAAATGTAATGGAATTTGATAGTTTTAGTGGTGTTTTTAGTGATGTTATTAATCAGTGGGAAACCGATAATGGAATAGATGTTGGGTCGTGTTATAGAGACGGAACAATTGTTAGTGAATGGTTTGTTGACATAAGTATAAATGGAACTAATATTATTCAAGATGTGTTCTTTGATGGGGTAGGATACTCAAACCCGGTTGGTTACCTTTGTAGTGATGCGATGCCTTGTGTATCTGCATGGGAAACAGCGTTAAATAATAGTCTTTCTACTTTAATATTAATGGGGTATGATTATCGTTATGAACGTTCAGTTAATGATGAAATAGGTTCACCACCAACAAAAGTTAAGATATGGAACATAAATTGTTCTGTTTCTCCACTAAATACAACTATAAGTATAAATGTAGGAATAAACTTTAATATAACTTGTCCACAATAAAAAATGCCTTGTAATTTAACATATAACGCTAGTATAACAGGAGATTGTGCTAATACTAATTCAGGTTCGTTCACCATTGATATTATTGGTGAAGCTCCTGATTATACCATCCAATGGTTATCACCATCGGCAACAACTATTTCATTAGGTCCAAGCGCGACAACATATAACGCAACAAGTTTATCCGCAGGAACGTATTCATTCAACATTATTGATAGTTGTGCTCCAACCAATACAATATTACCGGTAAATATTATTATATCTAGTGGAACCTGTGTTACAATAACATCAGCAACCAACACATTATGTGGGTTCAATAATGGTTCTCTAATTGCGTCAACAATTAATGCGTATGATATATCAACTTTTAGTTTATATAATAATACAACAGGGTTTGTATCCTCAGGGGCATCATATTCAAACACATTTGAATTCACAACAATACCTTATGGAACTTATTATGTGATTGCTGATGACGGAGGTGGTTGTACCGGGAAGTCTGAGACTTGTATTATTAAAAATTCAACAACAATTGATTATGGTTTCTACATTGTAAACGATGCGGGATGTGCAGTTAATTCCGGAAAAATGTTTATTTCAGGATTAACAGGTAACCCACCATATACGTATTTATGGTCTGACGGTAGTGTTGGGGATTCTATTTCTAATTTATCGACAGGGACATACTCTGTGACAGTTACAGATAATACAGGATGTAGTATAAGTAAAAGTGGGTTTGTTGGTAAAATAGAACCCGTTGGTTTTGGTGTTGCTTATTTAACACAACCGACTTGTTTTAGTAGTGATGGTGAAGTTAGTATAACTATAACCGGCGGTACACCACCATTTTATTACTTAGGGTCAAATGGTGTAACAAATATTACTTTTGACAGAACTGTTGTCTTTAGTGGATTGGGTGCTGGAGGATTTACAATTCAAGTTACTGATGCCGGGTTATGTACGTTTACAGCAACAGTTACTCTACAAGTTCCTATGGGGATATCTACAGTTTCTGTTAATACAAGAAACTCAAAGTGTAATGATTCATCAGGAGCAATAGGTCCTATTCAAGTTTTTGGTGGGGTTGCTCCTTATACATTTACTTTAACAGATTCTGACGGTAATTCAGACAGTCAAACACCATCAGATAGTGGTACTTGGATTTTTGATTTTTTATCGTCAGGAACATATTCATTAACAGTATCTGATTCAGGTTCTGCTTTATGTGTATTTATGGGGACTTACGTCATTAATAATGATGTTGTGTATGATTTAACAGTTACCACAACCGGAACAACTTGTAACGGAAAAGATGGGTCGGTTAAATTGGAAATAACTTCAGGTGGAACTCCACCTTATTTGTATACAATTAATGGTAAATCTATATCAACTTCATTTACGTCATACACTTTTACTAATTTATTTTCAGGTAATTATATTGCAAATGTGACAGACGCATTGTTATGTAATCAATCATCTCCGTTTACCATTGATGGTTCAAATACTATTGATTTTCATTTATTAAGTACTGACTCTATTAATAGTAATGGTTCGTTAACATCTTATATAACAAACGGGACACCACCGTTTACATTATATTTTGATGGAGATACTGTTGGAACTACTGTTATGGAAATAACTGATTTACCTCCGGGTGATTATGAGGTTAGAATTGTAGATAGTTCAGGGTGTTCAAAAGCGAAAAGAATGGGTATTAGGGGAGATAAAGTCTACGAAAACCAAGTAGGTTATTCTAATGTTTGTTTAGGTGAATTAAACAAACCTATGAAAATTTACTCAGGTCCTAGACAATATTTAAATGAGGGATATGCCGAATTAATTATAGGGAATGAAAATTGTCTTTTAACTCAAACAATATTCTCAGCGTCAACAGTCATTGGTGACTGTGTTAATTCCGCAACATTCTATACAGGGTCTACATTGCAGGATTACCCTTCAGATAATTTATGGTACTCAACAATCGCATCATTGATTGAATCGTGCCCTCAAATTGGTCCGGGAAATGTTGATATTAATCCATTAACAAATGAAATAACAATCTCAACAAATTGTGAACCGGAATCGTTACATAATTCTAATGTTTTAATTAAAATGAGAATTGATTACGATATTGAATGTGAATTTGGTTGTCTTACACCAACACCTACTCCTACAAATACTACGACAGTTACGCCTACCCAAACTCAAACACCAACTAAAACTCCGACAAATACGCCAACTCAAACACAAACACCAACTCATACTCCAAGTCAAACACCAACAATTGGGTCTATACCTCCAACTCCAACACCAACACCAACAAATACGGCTACAGTTACGCCTACAAATACTCAAACCCCTACTCAAACTAAAACTCCTACTCAGACTCCAACTAAAACTCCGACAAATACTCCAACTCAAACTCAAACCCCAACTCAAACAATGACAATGACTCCAACACCGTCTTCTAAGAAAACGTATTACGCTTATTTAATATGCGGAGAAAGACCGAATAAAACTACTGTAGTTATTCAACCGGTTCCTGCGGTTCCGGGTAACGTTGTTGGTGGTGTTATTTTGGACTTTACAAATAAACTTTGTTGGGAATTGAAAGAGATTTCTAGTGATTTAGCTCAATTAGAGAACAATTGGGGTGGAACAACTTATGATTATAATTGGTTTGACGATGTGTCGCCAACAATATATACAGGTAGTGATGGGGTTAAACCTTGTGAAGAATGTGTTAAACTGTTAGATACTGTTATTGTTCCTGTTAAATCAAACTGTCCTACTAAATTAAGAAATTGGAGTGATTGTGCTAGGTCTAACGCAAGTGGTAATATATATATTAATGATATTTTAATCTATTCATTTGATTCAACCTTTGACGCTAATGTATTTATTAGTACTTTAGGTACAAATGAGGGTGACGTTGTAAAAATTGTATTAACACCAAATGTAACTAATAGTGTGGTTACTTTAAATGTTACGTATAATGGAGCATCAGTATTTTCTCAAACAAGTAGTAATAGTGAAATTGGTTTTGTGTATACGGTTAGGTGTGATAAAAAATCAACCACTCAATACAACATTGATATCTTTTCAACTTGTAAAAAGGGAGAACCATCAATAACATTATACAGTAACACATATACTGAAGGAAATGTTATTCCAACAGCGTATTATTCATCGTTTTGTTACCAATTTAATGACTCTCCTGAGATGAATTGGATTTTAAATTCGTTCGATGTTTCAAATGTTGTGAGTTATGAAATACTTTGTGAAGATATAGATGCTTCAGGTAGTAGTCCTGATGGATATTTCATCCATTGGTGGGTGACGGATATTGACCCGACCCAATTAAACATACCTATAAATGGTAATTGGAATAGTGGTAATGTTCAACCAACAGATTATGGTTCAGGTGATAATTTTAATGGATGGAATGGACCTTGTCCACCTTCAAATCCGGTTCATAATTATAGAATAAGAATATCGGCAACATTATTAAATGGTAATGTTATTGATAGTAACTACTCAACATTTACTGCAGGTTGTATATACCCATTCTGTTAATAAATAAAAAAACCCCCTTAATTGGGGGTTTTTTTATTACCATAAATTTTCTTGATTCATATGACCTAAGACACAACAATAAGCGTCTGTTTGGTCGAAGTTCTCTTTTTTAAGAGTGTTGTTTCTTGTGTATTGCCAAGTGATTTGGGGTTCTTTTTTGGCTATTAATTCCCATATGATTTGTTTTTTATCAATGTCTTTTGGTAGACCACCAAATAAAACAAACTTACCTTTATCATTTTCTTTAACTAATTCGGGGAAGGCGAACTTACGAGAGTTATATGTTGATATGAAGTCAGGAACTACCCCTAAAACGTCGTAAATTTCTTTTGTGACTAATGTGTTAAACCTTAATAAAGTTTGGACTGTATAGACGTTATTTGAGTTTAATAGAGGTTCCTCAATAATAACTTTAGTGATACCCATATCTTTGTACTCTAAAAGTTTGGTTCTAAAGATTTCACCTTTAAGAAGTAGTTCTTTTATTTTATTATCTTCCTTTGGTTTTGGTGTTGGTGATACGTGGGTTAGTTCTAATAATTCTCTACTTTGTATGTCAAATAATGCCCAACCAATAGTTTTGGTTGATACATCAAGCCCTAAAACTTTAGGGCTTTCTTTTAATGTTTTTTTCATATGTTAAAAATCAAATTTTACTAAAAACTGTTGAATCCCCTGTCTAAGAATAGGTGATTGTAGCTTTGATACAATCATAAGATTCATTTTGTCATCGTAAAGCCCAATTTCTGAAATATATGGTGAGACACCTTGTGACCAAGTTGGGTTTGATGAACGTTGAAATTCTGCTTGACCAAGGTTTATCTTATATCTCATTTCATAGATAGTTGCTTGGATGTCGGTTTCTAATGAACCATAGAAATAATATTCGTCACCAAAATTAAGAGTAGGTGTTGTAAGATTTATTGGTGTTTTAGGTGGTAATGAAATGTAATTATTTAAGTTGTATTTTGTTGCGACAGTAGAGTTAAGCATATCGCTAGTTATAACAAATGTGTTCCCTGTTAATCCGCTTTGAGTTATATAACCATTTACTGTTGACGCACTTAATTGGTTTGTAAAGTTAATTATTGTCCAAGCGTTTGACAAAGGTCTACTACCGTCCTCAACTATTTGACAAATAATTTGAAATTTATTTGCAATATAACCACCAAAAAGTGAATTATTTGTTATTTGATTTAAACAATTAAATTCTCCACCAAATCTAACAGCAACGTTTTGACTACCCGGAGTTCCACAGTCAACGTTTGGTCCGGATATGGTTGAGTAGTAATTACAATGTAATGAATTAGTTGCTCCTGAGGTTGTATTTGTTAATAAATAACTAACATACATAGTTTGATTAGCACTTGTTAATACACCATTAAATGACCCTTCTTTTGAACTACAACTATTTGGAACGATTAGTGATGTTGTTGCTGCCGGTAAAGTCCAGTTACGGTTTGATTTATATGATAACGCCGCAATCAATTCTTCATCATCTATAATTATTATTTTTTGGTCAGGGAATACTTTACCAACTCTATTTGGTAATCCACTACTACTATTTTGGTGAGTGTCCCATAAAAAATAATATCGAATACCCGGATTATTCATATCACTACTTTTTGTTGATTTAATATAGTGAGGTTCAAAAACGTTAATTAATACCTTGTCTTCAGGTGGACTAACATAAAATGTTTCACCAAAACAACATTCAGGGTTTTTATGCCACATTAACCAAGGTAAATGTAGTTTAAAGTTTCTAGCGTCTCCTGTAATATCTTCAGGGATTGTTCCACTAATAGGTTGTTCTAATGCAAATTTTTCACCATAAAAGAAATCAATAGATTGGTTTGTGTAATGAATAATTGCGATAGCTTTTTGTTCTTTAGGTGCGACTGTTATTTTATTGTAAAATGAGTCGTAGTAATAAACTGAATCTTCAACATCGCCCGCCATATTAACAAAAGTTTGTCCACTATCGGACATATATCCTAAATATTCTTTAGTTCCAATGTATGATTTAGAGTTAAATGTTTTATAATCTTGAGAAATAGTGTCAATTAATCCCGCAGGATTCTCCGACCAAGGAATATTCATATTCCAAACTTTAACGTCAAATTCGTCTGTATTACAAACAGATTCATAATTAATTACATCAGTGTTCCAATGTGGTGACGGTGTAATACTGTCATATAAATCAGTCATATTTGGCGGATACACTAATGTTCTAACATAAGAACATCCGGAGGCAATATATGAATAGTTTGGTGTTACTCTATCTAATGTTACAACATTTAAACAAATATCGACAATTCTGTATGTTAATATATTGTAACAACTATTAACATTTACAAAACTATTAATAATTGGTGTTGGAGTACAACCTGTTGGTGTTGTAACGCAACAAGATGATGACGGTGTTGGTGTTGGATATATGATACAAGCGTCGTATGATGGTGTTGGTGTCGGTGTTGGTGTCGGTGTTGGGGTAACAGAAATTGGTTCAGTGGTACAAGAACTTGAATTACCGTCAAAATAAATTGTTATTAAATCACCTTTAGCTGGTAATCTAACAATGGTTGAATCACCGCAAGCTGAGTATATTATTTTAATGTTTGTTCCTCCGGTAAATGTTGAAATATCAACAACGTAGTTAGAATCAATCACATAGTTAGTATCGGTTAATGCACTCCAATTAGATGTGGATGAATCTCCACTAAAAAAACCTCTCATTGTTGCTCTATTATATATTGGAGAAACCGCTGGGTCTGAAAATGGAATACCAAACGTATTACTGTCATCAGGGTCAACGTAAATTGGATATTTTACATTTTGTTTATTACTTTGTCCCGGAGCGGAATTTTGTGAATTAAAATTAGGTTCTAATATATTGTTACTAGATTGATTGTAAGATGTTCCGGTTAGTGTATTATAAGACACTTCACTATCTCCAACTTGGAAATACGAAATGTTAAAATTACCTTCAGATAGTTTTTGTCTAGCTGTGTCGGTTAATCTTGTACTAATTAACGCTGATGTGTTTTTAATTATATATGCCATACTGTATAAATATTCTGTGTTTTATTATTAGTTAATAATTATTGAACAACAATCGCATCCACTAATAACCGGATTACTAATTGAGTAGTTATCGTTACTATATCCAACAACACATTTTCCTGTTGTTGTTTTGTCAACTCTTGATGATGTAGAGATTGTTATTGTATCACTATTAGAGATTGTTAATGAACTCCAAACATCACTAATATTTGATTGGTAAACATAATCCGTTTGACATCCTGCGGCGGTATTAACAGATTGATTAACACTATTTGAAGTGCTTGTTAATAATACTTCATCACCATTTTTATATAATAATGTTGAAGTGGTTAGTATTGATGTTCCACTATTAGGTGATGAATAGAAATTATTGTTATGTATTAAATCAAAAGTTATTGTTGCTCCGTTAGGTAACGGTGGGTTCACTACTACTGTTGTTTGATATGAATTTGCTAACGACACATTATTGTTAACCGGTTTTGTATTAGTTGTGTAAAGAGATATTGTATACGTTGTTGATGGGATTTCAGTTTTTACTATTTCCGTACTTAAATGAACATTCCCAATTGAATCAAGAACTGCTAAAATATAAGTTCCACTACAAAGGTTTGTAAATATTGGAGATGATGAATAGGTTACACCATTATCAATTGAATAACTGAAAGGTGGGTTATCTAAATCAACATTAAAAATAATACTACCGTCACATATACACGTAGGTTGGTTTACACTTCTTCTAAAATTACCTTGTTGTATTACGGGACAATTACCTAAAGTTTGGGTAAAGTATACTGAAACCCCCCCAACACTCTGCCAATTACTTGGTGGGTTTGATGTTGAGTTAGTTGGATATTTTGATGAGATAACATTACCTGTTCCCCCCGGTTGATAATTATTTATTACAAATCTAGCGGGGTTCAGAGTTGCGTCCCAAGTGATTGTAATTGTTGAATTCAATTCATTATCCTTCCAAGAAGGGTATCCACCAACTAAACCATTTGGTATGAAAGTTTTATGTACAACAGTTCCTAAATAACTAGATTCAAATGATAAACAGAATGGATTATAAGTAATATTCACCGGTGGTAATAATGATAAATTGTTACCACAATACGTATTGTAAAGGAAAATTGAGTTTGGTGTGGTGTTAGTTTTTATTGTTACGCCCGCTTGTAATAAAGGTAATGATAAACCTGTTGCTGGGGCGGCAACAGGATAAAGTGTTGCAACGGTTCCAAAGACACTATCAAGATAAATTGTGTATGGTCCCGGTGATGACGTTGTCCCCGTTATTTTTATTGTGTAATATTTTTCTGTGCTCATAAATTATCCGATTATATATGTTGATGATGAATATGTAACATTTCCACCTGAATATCTGTATGCTAATACATCTGGCGGTGTTGGAACATAATTAATAATTGGGGTTGCCCATATTTCAAAACTACTAGTATCGGCAGAATTAGGGTATAATGTTGTATATTGACATAATAATGTGTTGTTGTAGAAACCCCCTTGAAAAGACCCTTCAGAACCAAGATTATTAAAGTTACATACAGAACCGGATAATGATGGTATTATTGAAGGTGATGTTCCTGAATATGGGTATGTACTTGTTGACCAATCATTGGTAAATATTTTTTCTCCTATTGTTTGTGCTGAAAATGTGGTTGTGAGTGCTGTGATATAATATAAAAATTCAAATACGGGGGCATAATAGATACCATACCAACCAAAACTTGTATTGGCAGAAAAGTATTGATTAAATTGTGTATTCCCGGTTGAAGAATCGTTAACAACCGATAATACCCCACTAATACGTGATACACAATCGATATCACAAGTAGAAATGGTATATCCGCTTGTGATTGTATTTGCGGTTATATTAAAAAAGTAATTTCCGCCTGATGTTGTCCCGGTTAATACCGTTGATGATGGGTGAATTAGTGCCGCGTTTGTACCACTTTGGTCACCACAAGCATGTGGGTGATTCGTTTTTGGAAAATACCAACCAAAATATCTATAATACCCCAAATTTGTGTTATTAGGGTTATATCCTAATGAGTTTGAAAGGTTGATGGCGGCTATCCAAGAATCGTAAAATGTTGATATTACGGTTGATGAACCGGTAATGCTAAACACTCCTCTATTGCTACCATCAGTTAAAAATGTTTTTTTGTAAGTTATATCATTTGGGTCTGTTTTACAACTAGTTAGGGCACCTTGAGGATATTGAAAATCATAAGTACAAACTTTATTATTATAATAAAAATCGGCACTATCATATGGTAAATTACCATTTGTGTCTGCGTATCTAATATTGTTAAATGTACCTCCAAATTGTTGTTGTGATAAAATACGTTGAGCGTCTTGAAATAATGTACTAACACCATTCAGTTCGGTGGTATCGTAATACTTAAAATAATCCTCACTAAATAAAGTATTTGAAGAACATCCGGACACTGTAAACTTTACGTTTATTTTACAATTATTTGTAATTCCTGTTATTGTTGAACCAATAATTTTGTATGGGTTAGTATATGCACAACTATTACAATTAAAGTTATCTAAACACGTTATAAGTAAGTCCCAATCAGTATTTGCTTCTGCGGGGATTACATCAATAATTATTTCATCACCGGGATTTCTTGTTAATCCTGTTAAACAAGTTATTTTTGTAAAATAACTTGCGGTTGCGGCTGATTTAGAGATTAAAGATGGAGTATATGCGTTGGAACTATTTGTACCAATTACCCAATTTTCCAATCCAATATCATTAAGATAACTACTACCTCTAAATGATAATTTAATTGTATCCGGATTCGCTTTACCTTGAAATTTCCAAGCAATAAAATTTGTGGTTGGAGACAACACATATGTTGATGAAACTGGTTGAGGTATTCCTTGACTTTGTGAACTAAATGTAATGTTATGATTATAACCGCTAGCCCAATATTCAGTTTTTGTGTTAGTTTGATTAAAACAAGTTAATGGTTGTATTGTTGTTGTTGGAAGACAATTACCATCAAACAATATACTATTGGTCCCACCTGTGTTTGAAAAAGTTAACCCACTTACAATTACTTTTTGAATAATAGGGGTGTAAATACCTTCGGGTAAAGGTATAGAAGATATGCCCAAAAATGGGTGGGGAATATCGTATTGTCCTGAAAAAACTGAACCAAATCCGGTTCTTTTTTGTAATGTTGTTGTATCGTTTGGACCATACCAATGAATAACATAGTCCGTAATATTTTGACAAGACCCTGTTAAAAAACCACAAGACAATCTTGTTATTGTTGTTGCAGAATAGTTAGATAATCCTAAATTACAAGTTTGACATATGTTGTTATCTCTAACAGGTATTGTAAAACAATAAAGTAAGTTAACATCTTTTAAGTAAAGGGTGGTTGTTCCGGTAGGAATATTACTAAAAATAAATGGACATCCAATTGTAAGTTGATTTTTTGTTACAGAACTAAAGGGTGTTGAACTATAATCATCGGTTAAATAGATGTTAAATGGTCCCGGTGAAACGAAACTTGATGTTAGACAGGTTGCTGCTGAAAATGTTGTTGGCATATATGTTTTAAGTTATATCAAATGTGTATCCGGACATTACCGTAGGAAGACATTCTTCCACAAAAGTTTCTTCTATACTAGCACCAAACGTGCAAATTTTTGGTGTGAATATTTCACAAACTGTTGTTGCCGTGTAATCACCATAAAAATCAACCGTAGTTGCGGTGTATGAACCATTTCCAACCATTTCAAGTGCTGGTGAGACATTTCCGTTATTCAACCAAGTGACGGTATATGGGGCGGTTCCTCCCGATATTGATACCGAGACTTCGCCATCTTCGAGACCCCAAACTGATGGTGGAGAACTTTCACATACTACACTCATTGGTAAAATTGTTACAATTCCACATTCGTTTTGATATCCTATGATTGTAGGGGGTACAACAACGGGTGGTGTATAACAAGGAAATAAAATAATACATTGATTACAACTATATGAAATAAATATTGGAGGAGTTGAGGATACGTTTTTTAATGGTATAGGCGGGTTTGTGATAACGGTGTTTGAACTACCACTATATGTTACGCATCCTGAGTATGAACCAATAACAAGTCCGTATGTTGTTCCAACAGTATCTGTGAAACCATTCCAAGGCACAAACGGGTTAGAGTTATTTGGAACCCCAAAAACCTTTGTTCTATCACAGCAAGAAGTAAAGTAATATATCATTATACAAGTTTTATTTTACTATAAATAATCTAAAGTTTGATTTTATTAAAATATAATTGACATTTGTTGTTAATAAATGGTGAGGTAGTTGATATTTATAGATATGAAACTTATAGACACAATATCAAATGTTGTTACTGAGGCTAAAAATGTCTACGAAACGGCTTGTGACAAAGGTGTTCCTGAGAAGGAACTTGATAGATTAGAAAAAAATTACTACGAATCCTTAAAACTTCTAAGGATATATGAAAATTTAGGTAAGAGAGAAAATAAACCTATTGATTAATAAATTTTAGTAAGTGTAAAATTTCTTGAAAATATTTGATTTCCCGCATTAGTGGTATTCCATTGGACATTCACCGATAATGTGTTGATTATTGTGGTGTCAAATGTCGTATTATTAATCTCACTTAATGGATATCCTTCATAGGTAAGTCCAGAATCTTTAAGGTAGGAGAATAGTCCACCGGATGATATTGAAGCAACGGTGGTTCCCCCGATTTGTCTTATCGTGAAATATAGTGTTAATAACCAAGGCTTTGAGGTTGAGGTATCCAAATCTATTACTCCTGTATCAATGAGTAATGTCCCACCAGTTGTTCTAACGTGAACGTGGATTGTTGCGGTGTTAATGCAAGACAAAACGCCATCGAATGATGCTTGAAACGAATCACCAACTCTGAAACTATTTGCAGGAACAGACAAAGTCCCAACACCCGGTCCTATTACACTAGTCTCGACAGTGGTTGCGGATACCGTAGCGCTATCACCTGTTTGGGCAAATAAACCATATGCCAACGGAAACGGTGTTAATGTTGATTGTTTTATTTTATATGTTGTTCCCGAAAGTTCAACAGCATATTCTGCATTTGAGGTTGTAGCGGTTAATTCGGGTAATCCTGATATTGGTAAATCTGGCATATCTTTTTATTTATAAATAGTTTATGTTATAATAATTTTTGACCCATTGGCTTGTAAAATGTAAAACCCGTTGGCTTGTTCTAAATAATATATTGGAGTCGGTGTAGGTGTTTGTGTGTGGGTTGGAGTTATAGTTGGTGTCGGTGTTGGAGTAAGAGTGTTTGTTGGGGTTTGTGTGTGGGTTGGAGTTATAGTTGGTGTCGGTGTTGGAGTAAGAGTGTTTGTTGGGGTTTGTGTGTGGGTTGGAGTTATAGTTGGTGTCGGTGTTGGAGTAAGAGTGTTTGTTGGAGTTATAGTTGGTGTCGGTGTTGGAGTAAGAGTGTTTGTTGGGGTTTGAGTCATTGTTGGGGTTGGCGTTGGGTATAAAGAGTTACAATTAATAATATTAAATCGTTCACACCCATCCGAGGTTATAATTTTAATACCGACAGCGGGTGCCATATCAAATGGAATTGGTAATACAATTTCTACAGATGCTGGTACAGGTGTGTTAATTTGAACAATATATCCACAATTATTCCCATAGACATCACATACGTAAACATCGTATGGGTAAGTTAACCCTGTGATACTATTTAGGATTATTGATGTCATAAATTAATATGTGTATAATGGGTTTGTAGGTAATTGGAGAACACCATTAATTACCGTTGCAACTGTATCGTATGTCAAACTATACACTCCATTAATAATTGGTCTTGCCAAAATTTGATATGATTCGACATTAAGAGGGTCTGTTAATTTTATGTCATAATAATACATGAACATTTGTCTGGCACCCCAACTAACATTTGTCCCTGCTGATGTATAATTATTACACGTTGATGCTGATAATGTGGGGATTGGTGTATAAGGTAATGTATTACCTGAAAACGGCATTGTTGTGTTTAACCAATCACTATACATAAAATATCCATAAGCGGTTGATGCTGAAGCAACTACGGGTGCGTTTTGGTAATAGACGAATACACGCCCAAAAGGGTCTAAGTATCTAGAACCGGTATTTGAAGTAAATGCTGTAACATTTGTTGTTCCGGTCGAACTATTATTAATATCATTGATTGCACCATTGTGATATGATTGACAATTATCATCACAAATATTATATGGTGGCATACCATTTGTTATTGTTGGCATTGTTATCGTTATAGTATAGTTTCCTGAGGTAAAACCGGTTGTTAATACACTAGAATAATGAAATTGATATCTTAATATATTAGTTCCATCCCCACATACTTGACTACCACTTCTTTCCGGTATTGATAATTCATACCATCTATAATAAGTTGTAAGGGAAGGTGTTGATGGTGTTCCTGAATATGGTAAAATACTTAGAAATGATGAATAGTATGCGGAAAAATCACTTAAATTATTAAAACTCATTTGAACAAACCCTTGACCAAATGGACCAGTGTTAGATTTTTGAAATGATATTGTATTTGTATTTGCGGGTGATAAACAAGTAGGTGGCTCTATGTATTTTTGATACCCTCCCCCACAACTATTTGAGACCCACTTCAATGGACTCGTAGTATTTTGTAGTAGTTGTGTGGTATTGTCTGTTGATATATTATAATATTGTGTATTATTAACACTATATAAACCTGATGCTTGATATCGTGTAATATCATTAGTTTCTATTGAATTTGTTGTACATCCAGATACGTTAAAAGAAATACTGATTGATGAACAAGAACCTGTGGTTCCTGTGATAGATGATGCTTTTATTTTATATGGGGTGTTTAAATAATCGTATGCACATATGTTACAGTTAAAAGTATTTTTACACGTAAAATAAAAATCCCAATTTGTTTGATTGTTATTTGGATTTGGGGTTACTTCTAATTTTATATAATCACCTGTATTTCGAGTTAATGAGGTTAATGACGTTACTTTTGAAAAATAAGTAGGTGTTTTACCTGATTTTGGGAGAGTTAATAAGTCAATATTGGTTTCTGTATTAATACCTACAACCCACTTTTCTAAAATAATTGGGTTATAACTATAGTGTGACCCATAATATGTTAATGTAAGAGTGTCAGGAACTGTAAAACCTGCAAATTTCCATGCAAAATAATTTGTGGTTGCGGCAGAAATTTCAAAAGTTGATGACATTATTAATGGTTGTACTCCCGCAGATGCTCCTGAAAACTGAACTCTATGTGTATAATCCCCGGATTCGGTACCATTATCACATCTATACGCTTGAACCACAACGGTTGTGGAGTTAAAACATTCTAAGTTTGCTTGAATAAATCCTGTTCCACCTGTTTGTGAGTAATTTAACCCGTTTAATTTTATTTTATCGATAATTGGTGTATAAGTCCCCGCGATTGTCATTGGTGAGGTTGCACCGGTTAATGGATGTGTATAATTGTATGGGATAAATTCTGTTCCATATCCTGATGTAAATACAGGTGTTGTAAAATCAGGACTTTTAAACCAATTTATTCTATATTGAGCAATACTTGGTTGACAAGACCCTGTTAAATTTCCTGCAACTATTCTACTAATTAAACTTGTTGAATACGAATCAAAAGATAAATCACACGTCGTACATAAGTCATTACAAGTAAGAGGAACATCACAACAATAAAAGTTTGCTGATTTTAACTTTATTGTTGATGTCCCATCAGGTATTCCTGTTAAAACTAACGGACAATTTGTTATTTGGTTTAATGTAACTGCGGTAATAAACACATCACTAAAAGTGTAAATTGATATTGGTTCCGTTAAAGTTGTTGTTCCTGTATATGATAAACAAGTCGATGCTGAAAATGACATATTATTTTATTTTATTTTATTTTATTACTATTAACTAAGACACACAGTATTTGAAAATGAATACCCTGACATACCACTATCTAAACAAACAATTGGTAATGTTGATGTTGGAGTATTAGTTGGTGTTGGTGTGTGTGTTTGTGTTGGCGTTTGTGTTGGTGTCATTGTCATTGTTTGGGTAGGTGTCATTGTTGGAGTTCGTGTTGGTGTAGGTGTTGGCACAGTATCTGGTTGACAGTATATACAATCACCTTCTGTTGAAAGACCATACGAAACCGGGTTTGTAATTTGAATTATGGAATCGTTTCCGTGATTATAATCATAACCATAATATGAGACACATTTTAATTCATTCACACCATTGTAATATACAAGTGCTAAATAAACCGAATATAACTCAAATTGAGTTCCCGTTGGAACACCAGTTATTTCGTTAGCGTAATAATATTGTTTATTATCAAAACAATCTTGGAATTTTTGAGTGCCGGGACATATAATTTGTCCTTCTATTGTTGTAAAGATAGCCAATCCGGACGCGTCACAATTTCTAGCAATTAAGGATGAATAGAAAGGTAATCGAGCTTTTCTATTATTTACGTAATACATTGTGGGTGTTACGGTAGGTGTTGGTGTTGGAGTTGGTGTGTAGGTATATCCACTAGCGTCAATACCAATAATTGAACAGAAATTAGTTGGTGATGGTGTTATTGTCGGAGTTGGAGTAACACTAGCGGTAGGTGTGGGTGTTTGTGTCTGAATAAAATCACAATTAAACATTGCGGAAAAATCTAACACATCACAATTCTGTGTAGGTGTTGGGGTAGGTGTTAAACATATACCACTAAAAACATAAATACTTGATAAATCAGGACATAGACTACTACAAGGTGATTTACCTGTCAAGTAACAAGGTCCTCCTAAAGTATCTGATAAACACCATTGACTAGTTGTTCCGGTTGAGTAATAAATGGTCCAACCACTTGTTTGTCCTGACCAATAGGTGTCACCATTATAGGTTCCTCCTGTAATGTAATTATCGTCGGCACCTACTAATCCGGTATTGCTTATACAGTATGTTGAATTACAAGGCATATTAAATTAAGATATTTGAGATTGATACGCAACCATTATTATCGACAACTTTTAAATTATATGATGGTTGATTTTCCATTATTGATGGGACCTGAAAATCGTATGGTAACGACAATGCGGGGATTGTATCAATATAAACGCAAGTGACGTTTGTTTGGTCACATAGATAGACATTGAACGGTGTTGCTCCTGATATGTCGTTAATTAAAATATTCGTTGGCATTTGCTTAAAAGTTATTATCATAAATATAGGGGGATTAAAAAACTAATAAAGTTTTGATAATAATAATTTTATTCGTATCTTTGCTGTATGTCAGATGATGCGGAAATTTTATTGGAGATATTACACGATATCTTAGGGGATGAGAAACTTCACTATGAGTCAAAGGGTCAGATATCTTTTGACTGTCCAATATGCGATGAAGACCAACATAAGGGAAATATGGAGGTGAACTACTTTGAACACGTCTACAAGTGTTGGAGTTGTGGGGATGAAAACAATACCAAAGGACCTCTTGGAAAACTTATAGATACTTTTGGTAATAAGAAACAGAAAAAAATCTACAACCTACTTCAACCGGAAAATCACAAACCAAAAGAGAAACGTGTTGACAAACTAAAACTACCTGATGGATTTACCAAATTCAAAGATAGTAGTTTAGTTTATCCGGTTCGTCGTCAGGCATATAATTACTTAACCCAACGTGGTATTACAGATAAGATTGTTGAGAAATATGGAATTGGATTCTGTGATAGGGGTGCGTTCTCGGGTAGGATAATAATTCCTTCTTATGATAGTAAGGACGAATTAAACTATTTTATCGCCCGAAGTTGGGACCCAAATAGTCGTGCTAAGTATAAGAACCCGGAGGCGGCAAAAGATGAGATAATCTTCTTTGAAAGTACAATTAATTGGAATGCCGATATCTATCTTTGTGAAGGAGCGTTTGATGCTATCTTCCTACCAAATAGTATTGCTATGTTGGGAAAACATATGTCGGAGTTGTTACTTAATACATTATATGAGAAGGCAAATGGGAATATAATTATATGTCTTGATGCTGATGCGTGGCAAGATGCCGTAAAACTATACCACAACTTAAATGGGGGTAGACTATATGGTAAGGTTAAAATAATAAAACTAACGGGTGATGCCGATGTTGCTGATTTAAGAGGTGATATAGATAATCATTTTTATACAATGAAATAGATGATAGATTTAAATGAGGTTGCAAAAGAAATAAGGGGGTTGTTAGATAAACGAAGAGAGGACCTTGGGTTAACATTCGTTGAGGATACCCACACTTATTATATGAAGGATGAAACCGGTGTAATCCGAAGTGATTATCCGTCTGTTAGTAAGGTAATGAAATATTTCTACGAGGAGTTTGATACGGAAGGTATCTCACTAAAGAAAGCCAAAGGAGACCCTGAGGTTCAACAACAACTATTAGATGAGTGGAAAGCGGCGGGTGACTATTCAACCAATATGGGGAGTAGAGTTCACTATATGTTGGAGAAGAAAACCATTGAGATGTTTGGGGATTACAAAGAAGTAAGACAACCCATATTTGAATGTGACTTCACCCAAATATTAAAGGGGGATAGTATGATATCTGCGGGAACGGCTTACTTGGACCTTATGGTTGAGAGGGGTGCTGTGTTATTGGACACGGAGATTGTATTGGGTGACCCCGAGTTGAAATATACAGGACAACCGGATAAGGTGTGGTTGATTATGAATAAGGAACAAACTGAGTTTGGTTTGGTGATAACAGACTGGAAAAGTAATAAGCCGAAGAACTTTGAAGAATCGTTCTTTACCAAAAAGATGTATTACCCGTTTGATAAGTTACCAAACAATGCGTTGGGTCACTATTTTACCCAATTACCATTTTACGGGAAACTTCTTATTAAAATGTTACAAGGAACCAAATACGAAAACATTAAATTGTATGGATGTGTAATTGTTCTTGTAAAAGAAATTGGTCAGTATGAAGAGTTCCGTGTTCCTAAAGAAGTTCAAGAAACAATCTTGAAGATGGATGTGACAAAATATTTGACAAAGAAGTAAAAAATAACTAAATTTAAAAGAAAAACATATGGACGATTTATTACAACCAAAGATTGATTTAAAAAAACAACCTACATTAGTATGTGAGGAGTGTGACAGTATCTACTTCAAAGAAGTTGTTATGATAAAAAAAGTTAACAAATTGTTAACAGGAAGTTCGGAAGACACTATAGTTCCGTTCCCAACATACAGATGTGATGATTGTGGTCACGTAAATGTGGAATTTAAATTATTTGATAAGTAATGATTACTGAAAGAACTTTTGATACAAATGATTTAAATTGGATTGCCAACTCATTAAAAGAAAATGTTGGGAGAATGAACTATACCGGTGACTTGAGTGACTGTGGTAATGAGATTGGAATTATAGTTGGATATAAATATAAGAATATGACTGAAGATGAAACTCAAGATTTTATTTCAGGTATTAAACACGGAATTTCATTAACAAATGGGACTCACTAATAAAAAAAATATGATTAAAAAAATAGTCCACTTCAGTGACTTACATATAAGATTATTCAAAGACCACGACCTTTATAGGTTAATTTTGAATGATATGTTGGAACAATTTAGAGATATTAAACCTTGTAGAATCGTGTTTTCGGGAGACCTAGTTCATTCCAAGAACCAAATGACACCTGAACTTATTGAGTTCGTTGCTTGGATTCTTACGGAGTGTTCTCAGATTGCCAAAACTATTGTTATAATTGGAAACCATGATTTTTTGGAGAGTAATTCATCAAGATTGGACGCTCTTACACCGGTAATTGATTCGTTAAAGGACGACAACATCGTTTATTTGAAGAATAGAGGTGAATACGAGGATGATAATGTTGATTGGGTGGTGTATTCATTACTTGACCATAACATTCCGCCTGAGATTGAAAAAACGGGTAGATTAAAGATTGGATTGTTCCACGGACCAGTTCAGGGATTAACAACCGATATCGGATATAAGTTTGAAACCGGATTTGAAACTGATAAGTTTGATGGTTGTGACTTGGTATTATGTGGTGATATTCACAAAAGACAAATCTTTAACATTCCGGGAGGAAAGAAAGCATATATGGTGGGTTCAACAATCCAACAGAACTATGGGGAGACAATAACCAAACACGGATTTGGAATTTACAATTTAGAATCTGATGAATATTCATTTGTTGATTTAGATAATCCAAAACCTTTCTTATCATTTAAGATGAAATCATTTGATGATATAATTAATGGAACTGAAAAATTAATTAATTATGGGAAATCTTAGTGACAAATACACCAACGAAGAGTGGGATGAAATGGAGAATCAGATTAAAAGAGATAGATTATTGGGAAAACCGCAACACGGACATATTACGGTTTGGGTGGATAAATTGACTATTAAACAATTAAAAAAACTTAAAAAGAAGTTAAAGAAATGTGGTATTGATAGTCACGATTGTTCCAAAGTTGACCAATGGATAACGTATAATGAAAACAAAGAACGTGTCACAAATAAAACTAACGGCTAGTCAATTAAGTAGCGTCAACGAGTATTGTAAATTAAATAATATTGAGGATGTGGACAAGTTCATAACCAAATGTTATACCGAAGGGTTTAACATTACGAAATATGGGTTACTTGGTGATGATTTGGGAAAAACGGGTATTGTTGGTGAAAAACAGGTAGAAATTGAAGTAATCCGTGAAATACGGGTTGAAGTTCCGGTTGAAGTTATCAAAGAGATTGAGGTAATTAAAGAAATAATCCGAGAAGTTGAGGTTATTAAATATGTTGATAAAGAAGTTATCAAAGAAGTGAGGGTGGAAATCCCTGTCACAAATTTAGACAACATTTGTGACAAACCTGAACCAATAATTATTGAGAGAATAATTGAAGTCGAGAAGATTGTTGAGATAGAAAAATCAAATGATAAGACATTACTTCTTCAAGAAACTTTACAGAAACTTAGAAAAGAACTATCTTTAAAGAACACAAGGATTGAAGACCTTGAAAAAATAAATAAACAATTGGAATCTGTTAAAGTTAGTCAAGGGGCTATTTTTATGAAAGGTTCTAACTTAAACGAAATGATGTAATATGATTAACATTTTAACTTGGTTCATCTTAAGCTACGGGCTTATGAATATTATGGTTTACGGGTCAATCTTTCAGGGATTCAGAGATTTCTTCCAAAAATGGGGAAATAATAAATTATTACCATTTAATGGTATTGCTAACTTTATCTCGGGTATAATAACTTGTCCGATGTGTTTTAGTTTTCACGGAGGTTGGTTTTTATCATTAACCGTATTTTCACCAACATTTGTATTGTTTGGTACACCAATATGGATTAGTTGGTTCTTTGATGGAATTCTATCATCTGGAGCGGTATGGGCAATCAATGCAATAATTGAATGGTTTGAAGAAAATAAACCATCAAAAAATTAAAATATGGAAACTAAATTAGGTGATTTTGTTATTAAGTTTTTACAAAATAAAACAGAGACAAGAAAGATTATTAAGTGTGATGACTTTTTTCAGTTAATAAATGATATGGGTATTACTGATGATAGTGATGAAATTATAAGTATTATAAATTATTTGGAAGATAATGATACAGATATAAATTTTCATAAAGCTAACACTCAAGATTATTATAATAGGTTTAGAAATATTGAACGAAAAGTTCAGATGTCTAAAATGTTAATAGGTTCTAAAACTGAAGTTCAAAAAATGATTGAGAAGGTTGAAAGTATTAAAATTGAAGAGAGACCGGATTGGTTGGATTATTATAAAAATGAGGATGATGAAGATGAAACAAATGTTAATGGTAAGCCAACATCGGATAGAGATAAAAATTTGGGTCAAGACATTATTGACAGATTGACTAATGAGATTAAAGAAAAAATTGAGAATGAACCGGGAATGACTTTAGATGAAATCCGAATAGAAATTAATGATGAAATGAATGTTATGAATACTATTCGTCAGGGTTTTGGTATGACTAATGAAATGTTAGAACAATTAAGAAATGCTCCGGATATTACTGAAGAACAAATAAATGAAATTAGAAATAACAATTAAATAAAAACAATTATGCCAAAGTCAAAATTACGTGGTGGAGCAAAAGCTCACAAAAAAAGAGTTACATTAAGAAATCAAAACCTTAATGGATTAAGAAAGAAAGCTCAAGCAGAGTATACTGAAATGTTTGAGAAACAAATGGAAGAGTTGAAAGCTCAATACCAAAATGAAAATGGTGAAACAACTGAATTAAATACTGAGGTTCTTGGTGACGTTAATGAGGTTAATGTAACAGATGCTGAAGTAATAACTCCTGATGTTGAGAACTAAGATAGTATCTGCGTTTCCTGGTGTTGGAAAAACAACGTATCATAAAAACAACACAGGGACTACATTGGATTCGGATTCAAGTAATTTCAGTTGGGTTGTTAATGAGAATGGAGAAAAGGTAAGAAATCCTGAGTTTCCACAGAACTACATTACCCATATTAAAAATTGTATAGGTAAATATAAATACATTTTTGTGTCATCACATAAAGAAGTTAGAGACGCATTATTAGATAATTGTCTTTTCTTTTATTTAGTTTATCCGGATGACAATAGAAAAGAGGAATTTATCCAACGATACCGAGATAGAGGTAATGACGAGAACTTTATTAAGTTGGTTGATTCCAAATGGGAAGAGTGGATGTCTGAGTTCTATTGGATGGGTAGAGGTTGTGAGAAACTTACTGCGTATGATGGTTGGAATTTAGATACTGTATTGGAGGCTCAAGAAAGAAGAGACGGTGGTGAAGTCATTCAAGAAGACGTAGAAGAACTGAACTAAAACAAATGGAGAAGTTAAATGAAGAATATATTGAGGTGATTAATCAAATGAGGGTCTTAAACAAGAAACGAAAAGAAATCTTTGATAAATATAAAGACATTGAGCCCAATGCTGAACCGGTAATTATGAGAACACCAACATTTTATCACGATTTATTCGGGAATGATTTAGACAAAAAATAAAATGGATTTATTTAATCCCCCACCACAATTTAATTACACAATAATGGAAGATTTAGATATTGTAAACTTGGATAATCCTTACCTACAGGTTGTATGGGAGGATTATGCTGAGAATTTTACACAAGAAAAAATAAAGAGTGTTCGTCATTACTTTCAAAAGAAGTATAACACAACCAACGTCAACGTAATCACGAAGACAAAGGTTGCTGACGACACCACACATACCGTAGACATATCATTTAACATTTTGGATGAGAACTATCAATTAGAGTTAGTTCGTTCATTCTTGGAGTCAAAAGGGAATATGGAACACTACGATGATATCTACCAACTTAATAGTATTGTGGATAACAAATTGTTACAGGACCAAACCGATGCCACTCCGTTTAAGAGATGGTATATCAAAAACATTGAGTTCTCAAACTTTTTATCCTATGGTGAGAATCAGAAGATAGATTTTGAGAAGTGTGATGGGATTACGGTTGTGGAGTCAAACCCACCTAACTTTGGGGGTAAGACAGTTCTTACTGTTGATTTACTTATGTTCTTATTCTTTAATGAGACAACCAAGACATCAAAGGCGGAGGAAATATTCAACAGGTTTACAGAGAGAAACAAAGTCGCCGTAAAAGGTGAGATTACAATCGATGGTGAGGAGTATATCATATTGAGAAATATTGAGAGAAAGTTATCAAAGAAAAATGAATGGACGGTTAAGACCGAGTTGGACTTCTATAAAAGATTGTCTGATGGTAGTTTGCAGAACTTCACCGGAGAACAACGAAGAGAGACCGAGGCGTTTATCAAAACATCTATCGGGACCAAAGAGGACTTCTTAATGACCATCCTAACAACTGCCACCAACTTGGAAGAACTAATAGATGCCAAACCTACGGCGAGGGGTCAAGTTCTTTCAAGGTTTATGGGGTTGGATTTTCTTAAACGAAAGGAAGAAGCTGCCAAAGAAATTTATAGTGACTTCTCCAAAGGAATGTTATCAAACATCTATAACTCTGAAGAACTTAAAACAGATAACCAAACTAGTCAAGAAACGATTGATACTCTAACGGAGAGTAATCTTACGTTAGATACTCAATTGGAAGATGCTAAAGCAAGAATCCTTAAGGGTCAGGAGTATCGTGATGGATTGTTAAAATCCAAACACAATATTGATAGAGATTTAACATTGGTATCACCGGATAAAGTCCAAGAGGAAATTAATGGGTTGGACCTACAGAAATCCAAAGCCATTTCTGACAGAGATGGGGTTAAGGTTGTTGAACCATCCAAATTTTATCACGAGGATAAACACGATGAGGTAAAACAAGAGATTAAGGACTTGATTACCAAACAAGCGGAGAACAACGCCAAGATTAAAAATATTGAAGAACTTAAGAGTTCGGTTGATGGTGGAATCAAATGTGAACATTGTGGTATTGAACTAATGAATGCGGCAATTACCAACGCAAAAATTGGTGGACTTGCCGGTTTTATCACGCACAAAGTCGAATTAGAGGGGTTAATGCAGGATTTAACCATCAAAGAGTTAAGTTTTGTTAATCTTAAAAAAGAGTTTGATGAGTATGAGAAAAACAAACTTATCAAAGAGAAATATGAATTAAGTGTAGAACGTTTCCAATTGATGATTGATGCGTTAAAAACCAAATTGGAAAGATACTCTGAAGTTCAGGATAAGATTATTGAAAACAACAAGACAGATGGATTGTTAATTAAAGCGGGGATTAGAATTGATGAACTTGAGGGTGAGAAGAAAACTATTGAAACTAGTATCTCAAACAATAAGTTTACAATGACTAACCTGACTACCAAGATAACTTCTAACTTGGAAACAATTAGAAAGATTGCGGAAGAGGCGGAGAGAGAAAGAGTCTACAAAATCTATTTGGAAATCTTTGGTAAGAATGGTGTGACCAAACTTATAATGAAGACGATGATGCCACTTATTAATAGCGAACTTCAAAGACTATTGGAAGATAGTTGTCACTTTAGATTAGAGGTTAAGATTAATGATAAGAATGAGGTTGACTTCCTTATGATAGACAACAACACTCAGGTTGAGAAACCGATGGCATCCGGTTCCGGGTATGAGAGAAGTATCGCTTCACTAGCGTTGAGAGCCGTGTTGAGTAAGATATGTTCATTACCAAGAGCAAATGTTGTTGTATTTGATGAGGTGTTCGGAAAGATGTCCAACGACAACTTGGAGATGGTGTCAGAATTCTTTAATAAGATTAAAGAATATTTTGAGAAAATATTTGTAATCACACACAACCCATTAGTAACAAATTGGGCGGATAATGTAGTGAGAATTAGAAAAGAAGAAAATATTAGTTATGTTTCCCAATAAAAGTTTGGGAAACATAATTTTATTATTATCTTTGTAACATAATACATAACTTAAACGTATAAAGTATGAATGGTTTAACCAAATACATTTTATTTGTCTTTGCAAAAAACGACAACCCAAAAGAATTTACAGAACAAATCGCGGAAGAATTGTGTGTTATTTCTGACACACCAAATCTTAATTTTTATTTTGGACCGGAATCGTCTGTGTTCACAATCTCAACATTGGATTCTCATCAGGATGTGAAAGACTACATTGATATGATTTTAGGTGTAGGGGACATTATGTATGTCTTACTACCTTATACGTCTGACAATTTGTCATATGGTTTACCTAAAAAAATATCCGAACACCTTTTTAACGATGGGATTAGTGACTTTATGTCAGAAAAATCTAAACTTTCTGATAAAACTGAATTTGAGGTGCGAAAAATGATACAAGATGAGATTAAAGAAAGTTTTATGTTAAACATTGACGACTTTGACTTTGATTACGATGAGGAAGATGATATTGAAAAAATTAAAAATAAAACACGTAATCCATCTTTAGACCAATTGTTAGATAAAATTAAAGAAAAAGGTTTAAATTCGCTAACAGAAAAAGAATTAACACAATTAAACAAATACTCAAATTAATATGAAAGAAAAGAGCTCAGGTATTCCAATTAATCAAGAAGAAATAAACCTGTATTTAAAGGACATCCGTAAAATTAAGGTAATGACACCGGAAAGAGAGAAAGAATTATCTAAGATGATTACATCCGGTACTTTATCCCCAAGGGAGATTGATGAGGTAAACCAAGAACTATTGGAAGGTAACTTACGTTTTGTTATTACCGTGGCAAAACAATATCAAAATCAAGGATTAGACTTTCCTGACTTAATTGCTGAGGGTAATTTAGGATTAATGAAAGCCATCCAAAATTTTGATTGGTCTAAGAACCTTAGATTTATATCTTACGCGGTATGGTGGGTTAAACAATCAATCCTTCAGTCATTAAATGATAATGCGAGAACCATCCGACTACCTGTTAATGTGGTTCAGGATTTACATAGAGCCAAGAAAGCGATTGAATCCAACGGTGGTAAGTTGGAGGACAAGTTTCAAAATCTACCATCAATGGTTTGGTTAGATATGAGTATTAATGAAGATGGGGACACTCTTGTTGATATTGTTAGAAACGACCAAGCAGATATGCCTGACGAAGTTTTTGATACCAAGGATGAATTAAAAAGACAATTACATTCACTGTTGAATGTTTTGGATGATAGAGAAAAAGTTATTGTGGGAGACTATTATGGGCTTACCGGGACACCAAGAACTCTTGAAGACATTGGTGGTGACTTTAACCTAACAAAAGAACGTGTTAGACAAATTAAAGAGAAAGCCTTACGGAAATTAAGGAATGATAGTTCAATATTATACGATTATATGTAAAAACTTTACAACCTTCTATTTATTATGATAGAAGGTTTTTTACTTTTATGATAAAACTAATACAAAAAATTATGAAAGCAATATTAAATTTTATTGATGCTTGGGGTGTTAGAATAATGTTTTTACTTGTGGTAATCATTTTCTTCAAAACCTGTACAACTAACACAAAAATTCAAAATGTTAACGATAGTGTTGATTCATTATCGGTTAAACTTATTAAAGAAATAAAGATTGAAGGTCTTAAATCAGAGAAAAGAGCTATTCAAGCGTCAGATAGAAAAATATTAGATGTTAATAGACAAACTGAGATTGACCAAGAAATATCTAAATTAGAAAAATAATGAAGAAAATATGGAATTGGGTTATTGAACACCCAAATAGAGCAATGTTCTTAGTCCCAATTTTATTGGTTGCGGGAATATCAATATCACACGTTGTTTCTTGGTATAATTTAGCCAACCCAATAAGTTGGGCAATTTACTTATCGATAGCTATTGAGATTGGTGCTATGACAGCATTGGTTGCCGCTACCAACAAAATTAAAGGTGGTGTGTGGTTTATGTTTGGATTAATAACATTCATCCAAATGATTGGTAATATCTTTTTCTGTTATAAAGAAATTGATGAAACAGGTGAATTATTTAAATCTTGGATGGAATTAACCGGACCGGTATGGGAAATGTTAGGTTCAAAAGCTAATGATGTTATTACGATGAAAAGATGGTTAGCGTTTTTAGAAGGTGGGTTACTTCCAATTATTTCATTGACTTCTTTACATTTCTTCACCAAATACGATGATGGTAAAACTGATAAGGAAGAGGTAAAAGAGATAATTAAAGAAGTTATTGTAGAAAAAGAGGTAATTAAAGAAGTTCCGGTAGAAGTTGAAAAAATTGTTGAGGTTGAAAAAATTGTTGAGGTTGAAAAAATTGTTGAGGTTGAAAAAATAGTTGAGGTTGAGAAAATAGTTGAGGTTGAGAAAATAGTTGAAATTCCAGTTTATCAATCAGAATCTATTGATATAAAAGATGAATATGTTAGTCCGGGAATGGACACACACGAACCACCACGTCCAAATAGGTTAAGTTACGTTAAACCATAAAACATTAATCTATATGGAATGATAGACATAATTAAATATGGTGAATTCAAACCTGTTGGAAAACAAAAAAAGAAACACCAAATAATACTTACACACACATCAAGAAACATCAACGACTATCTTCAGTCGTTGAAGTTTCGTTTTAACGGGGGTTTTAAAAGAATTCCTAACTACATTATTACCCGGGAGGGTAAAATTATACAATTATTGGGAAACACCGAACACTCGGAATACTTCAAAGACCCCAATATAAATCGTAATTCAATTATCATATCATTAGAAAATTTAGGGTGGTTACAAAAAGAACCACTAACTGACCATTACATTAACTGGATTGGGGATATTTATAAGGGTAGCGTGTTTGAAAAAAAGTGGAGAGATTACTTTTTTTGGCAACCATATACTGAAACTCAAGTTGATAATCTTGGGTTATTATGTAAGGAATTGTTTGAAAGTGTAAAGATTAAATCACAAATTGTTGAACATAACACAAAAATAAGCGGGATTGAAAAATATTGTGGGATTGTAACTAAAAGTAATTTTGGTGTTGATTATACCGATGTTAGTCCGGCATTTAAATTTAATGAACTTTTAAAAAAAATAGAAAATGAATAATTCACACGACGAAATTAAACAATTATTAAATGTTTCTCGAAGATTATTGGGGGATAATAATGTAAATGAAGATATCCGTAGACAATATGGGTTATTGACAGAACAGGGTGTTGATTTGACAGATAATAATGTTACATCAAAAGTTAATGTGACTAAATCTGTTGAGGACAAAATTGATTATGATACCGCTGATACTGAAGAAGAACTTGAATCTGAGGATGATAAAAAGCAAGCGTATAGAATTTCCGGTGGATTATTGGTTTTACACGGAAAAGAACAAACAGATTTAGAGTTAACGACAGATGAGAAGATAGCGTTTCAAGAAACAATGGATGAGTTTGTTTCTAACGTTTCTGATATGGTTGATTTTAATAAATTAAACGTATATTCCAATAATGTTGAATGGTCCGGGAAACTTATTGAATTTGATATTGAATTTTTCTTTTCGATAGGTGAAGAAAATGGTGTTTACATCAATGGAGAAATGTTAAACGCTGATAATGAATTCATCGCGTTAATTACTAAATTAAAAACTTATTACGAGAAATTCAAATCAAAATGGGCGGCTGTATTATCATCAAGAAAGAAAACAATTAAAACTGAAGAATAATGGAAGATATTAGTAAAAATAAAGATGGTATTATTTTATTGGTAATTATTGCCTGTTTGGTAGGGTGGAATATTTTCACAACCAATACAATAAAAACGGATGTTAAAGGTTATGGGAAAAAAATTGAAAATATCCAAACAAAAATTGATTCCTCACAAGTTGTTAATAAACAAATTAACACTAAAATTGGTGAGGTAAAAGAAAATGTAACAACTATCAGTAATGAAATCCATCACATTGATAAAAACATAACAGTAATTAAAAAACAAACAAATGAGAAAGTTAATAACGTTGATAATATTCCTGACAGTGAGCTTGAGTTGTTTTTCACAAACAAATACGAACAACCAACCCCAAAATCAGGTAATTAGTGATACAACAAGAGTTAAGTTAAAACCATCGACAGCTAGACTAGCGATAAAAGATATTGTTAGAGGTGAAGGTTGTGAATTAGAGTTAAAATTAACTCAAGAAAAAGTTATAAAGTTAGAATCTAGAGAATCTCAAAAGGATACTATCATTTCTTTATTAGAATCCAAAGATAAGAATAATCAATTTATTATTAGTCAACAAGGATTACAGGTTGATGAATTTAGAAATATGACTAATGATTTGAAAAAAGAAATAAAACAAATGAGGGTTAAAACTTTTTTATACAAAGTGGGAACATTTGTTGGTATATTAACAACTTCGTATTTATTAATTGTAAGATAATATGTCACTAACTACAACAGATAAAAAGGAGATTGAAACGTTAGTTCGTAAAGAAATTAAAGATTTCTTTGGGAGTAATACTATGCAACAATATGAAAATAAACTAATAGATGTTATTTCCAAAGAACTTAAACGAGGTAAACTTGAGGGGGATGTTAAAGATATTACATTAAGAATGTTCCGTGAGTTCTACCAATTTATGTGGATGAATAGAAGTTATTGGGAACCAAGACTTAAAAACGCATAACATATGAGACTAAAAGAAAGTATTGGGACTGATTTGAAAAGCGCTATGTCAACTGAAATGGGAAAATTGTCTACAATTACTAGTGGTGGTATTGATGCGGCGGTTGCAGCTAACGAATTTAAAAATGAAATCCCGGAAAATAATAATAAAATAATTAAAAAACCAATGAAAAAGGTTGATATCGGCAAATTAGTGGGTAAGAGTAAACTTAAAACACCAACAGGTAAATTAACAATGGGACTACCAATAATGGGTGAAGATAGTGAAACATCTGAATCTACCGGTTCAGGTTCCGCAGGAGGGTTTGAGGCTCCATTATTCTCTGAAACTAAACAAGAGATGCAAGAAAAATGTTGGACAGGTTTTGAACAAAAGGGTATGAAAAAGAAAGGTACACGAATGGTCCCTAATTGTGTAAGAGAAGGTGACGAGGGTGATATTAAAAAAGTTGAGGCTACTGAATCAACAGGTTCAGGTTCTTCCGGTTCTTATGAAACTACCGCCGCTTGGGCTAAATCTCAAAGTAAAAAAGATTGGAGAGGAAAGTCTAAGACACAAATACCCGGAGGAAAGTTTGTTCAAGTTAAAAAGAAATGTCAAAAATTTCCATATTGTAATCAAGGAGATATTAAAGCTCTAAAAATATTTGAAAATGAAAAGGTTAAGAAAGCTATTCAAAATATTAGTGAGAGACATAATATAAGTGAGAATGTTATTAAAACAATTATCGCTTATGAGTATGAAAATACCTTTTCAAAGTAATAAAGTTAAAAACTAATATATTTATAATAAAAACTAAAAATGAAAAAATTAAATACAACTTATTTAGATAATTTAGTGTCTAAAATTTTAAAAGAAACTTTAGAAGAAAAGGCGGACACTCTTGTTTCAAAGATTAAAGGTGACGTTTGCGAATGTGGGGGTCAAATGTATGAAGGTGAATGTAATGAATGTGGTGGTATGTATGAGGATATGAGTGAAGGAATTTACGATGTTGATAACACATTAGATGATGAGTTTGATTATGTTGGAGAAAGTGAAGACTTTGTTGGTGATGAAGAAAACACTGACGAAGATAGAGAAAAAACTTGTAGATACCATATTGAAAATTTTGGTAAAGAAGACCCTGTTACTAAAGAAATGTGTCAAGGTATTAATATTACCGAGGCATTAAAAGGTCGTCAAAGAAAATTGGATAAAAACAAAAACAATAAGATTGATGCTGAAGACTTTGAAATGTTAAGAAATAAATCAAAAAATAGTAAAGCCATTAAAAGAATTAACAAAATTTCTACAACACACGGAATGGAAGAACAAGAAACGGAAGAAGGTAATGCTTTCTCAGGAGCGTTATCTAACGCTAAAAAAAGTGGTAAAGATTCTTTTGAAGTAGATGGTAAAAAATATCCGGTTAAAGAATCGTATAGATTGACTGAAAATGAAATGGTTGGGTTAATTGAGAAAATTGTGTTAGAACAAAAAAATAAAGAAGTTAAAGACCCTGCGGAAAAAAATAACATTAAAGGTTTTGGAGGTTCTCCAAGAGGATTAGAGGTTTATAAAAAAGCTCACAATGGTTCCGGAAAGGAAAATGATGATAACATTAAAGCGGTTACCAAAAAAATGAAAGATTATCTTAAAGATGGTTCTAAAGGTGATTATGAAATGAACCCTAAAATGTTTCCTAAAGGAAATGGTGAAATAGAAAAGATGAAGAAAAAGGCTTATACTATGTCAGATGCGGGTCAAGAATTTATTGATGATTTTATGAGTCCTGGTATGGAAAATTTAGACTATGACCAAATAGAACCGAATGAAGAACAAATAACTAATAACATTGAAGGTTCTTCTAAAACAGGTAATAACTCTGAATGGGGTAATGCTGTTGAAACAGATGTTAACAAAAAGATTAATGCCAAACGTAAAGCTAATAAATTTGCTAAAGTAAGAAATATGGCTTATCAAAAATCTGCTCAACCTATTAAAGATGCGACAGGTGAGGATAGTGGTAAAGGTATTAACCTTAAATTGGAATCTACTGAAAAGAAAACAAAACAAATCAACGAAGAGTTTGACAGAATGAAATCGTTAATTAGTTACGACCGAAAAACACAATAATTTACAAACAAATATTTTAACTTATAATTTCTCCATAGACGAACTCTATGGAGAATTTTTTTAACTACATATCAAAACCTTTATTACCGGAAGACGTTGACGTTTGGTTCCGAGGTAATAATATAATTTCTGAAAAATTGGAATTATATTCTGATTTCACGCATTCACTCAATAGTCTGATTTTAAATACTTATTTAGGTGAGAATGATGTTAACGAAACTAAAATTGTTTTAAGTGAATCTGATGATAAAAATCACTTCGAGTGGTGTTGGAATAAAACCATAGATAATTTTGATAAAGAAAACATTAAATTTAATAAAAAAGGTGAACACTTTGATTATTTTGAATCTTTTTTTGGGGAGACATTTTACAATCAAAAAGACACTAAAGTAAAATCCTCAATAGGGTTCTTTTTTACGGACCTATTTAACAATGAAAAACTATTTACTAAATCAGATTTAGATATGATAACAACCATTTATAAATTGTTGGATAAGTATTTAAAACATTAAAAAGGGTGATAGTATTTACTATAGGGTAAAAAAAATTACTTTTACTATTATAAAAAATAAATAAATTAAAATTATTCAGATGGAAACGTTAGAACAAATTAAGTCATTGGTAGAAGAACTATCAGTAGACACAACAAAATTTTTCGGTGGTAATAATAGCGCCGGAACAAGAGCTAGAAAATCAGCACAAGATTTAAAAAAATTATTAGATGGTCTAAGAAAAGAGATTTTATCTGAAAGAAAAGGGGGAGAATAATGACGGATATTAATACAATTTATTTATTTGTATTTATCTTTTCAACGTTAACTGTTGTTAAGACAGTTGGTAGAATAATGAGTTCCCTATTTTCAAACCCACCAAAACCAATTGTATGGGGGAAATGGGAACTTATCTTTCTTGGATTGGCAATTACATATTGCTTAACATATATTATAAAAAATTAATTATGAGTTTATATAAAGAATTTTCATCTCTATTACCTTATTTACAGTCTGTTAGAAAATTAGAAAACTATTTAAGTTTTGACGTTAGTTTCCCAACATCTTGGAAGTTACCTAAAAAATATGTAGATGAAGAAAAGGTAATGGAACAAACTAGTAAAATTGAAGAACATCGATTTTTTTCATTTGTTTCGGAAATATCTGAAGAAAATGTGGGGATTATTTCTAGTAATTTAAAAAGTATTATACAATACAATCTTGAGTTAGAAGAAAAAGATAGGTTATTCCAAAATAAAGTTAACGAATTAAAGTCAATATTTGAGAGACAAAATTTAACAAATTTAAAAGATTTAAGTTTTGAGATGAGACCAAAGACAAAAAAAATAAAATTAGACGATGGGGAAGAAAGCGTTAAAGGAATTGGAGTTACTGAATCGTGATATAATTAAAAATGACCTTATCTTAAAACGAGATAAGGAAATTTTAATTGATAAAATTAAACAAATTCGTAAAGAAGATGTTGTACCAAAACAACCTGAACCACCTAAAAAATTAACATTATGGCAGAGAATAAAAGTATTGATGGGATAATTGAAAAGTTGGCGCTTGTTGCAGATGGATTACAAACATTATTTCCGGATGGGACTATGGCGATTGCGATGGAACTTAACTACGATGATTATAAGAAAGTTCAAAAAAACTTTAGAGATGTTGATAGAGATTTCAAACAATTTAAGATTGATATGTCCGGTGTTGAATTTATGTTTTTATTGAAGGATGGGTCGTTGTCTGACGCTGTAAGTAATTCTTAGAAAACCCATTCTCAATTAATAAATTGTATAAGTATTTTCTTTGAGCGTTAGAATAATCTTTAACAAACATAGTGTCATATCTTTTTTGTTCTATAAAGAATTCAGATATCACATCAATAAATCTACTTGAGTCGTAATCATTCTTCAATGTAAATAAATTAAATTTATCGTCATTTTGAACAATAATTTTATTATTTAATTTTGATACTAATTTAAGTCCCGGTGGGTCCAAATATAATTTAATAAACTCTTTTGAGTTTATTTTTTTATTTAAAGTAGTGTCTAAAATATTTTCTTCAGTATGGTATGTGGTGATTTTTTTAATTGAAAAATCTTCATCATCTAAATTCACTTTTACATTTCTTCCTAACTCATCTTTTAAAAATACAGGTAGAAAAGTTCCCGATACCTTTTCGAGGATGGCAATTTCATAATTAAAAGAAAATCCATTTTCATATTGTTTGTTAAACAATACGTTGTTACTATTATCCAATAAAGATTCGTAGAAGTTATTTGCTCTATTTGAGGTCTTAAACTTCTTGATTATTTTCTTTTTTACTTTATTTTTAAATAGAACAATTAAATAATTCATAATAAATAATTTAACTTTAAATATAGTAGAAGTAAAGAATGGAAGATTTTTATCAAATATTAGGTGTTAACCAAAATGCCACACAGGACGAAATAAAGAAGGCTTATAGGAAGTTAGCTGTAGAACATCACCCGGATAAAGGTGGTGATGAAAATAAGTTTAAAAAGATTTCAGAGGCGTATGATACGATAGGCGACGAAAATAAACGAAGTCAATACGATAACCAAAAAAGAAACCCCTTTGCTAATATGGGTGGTGGTGGTGGAGGAGGATTTAATCCGTTTGAGGAGATGTTTAACCAAATGCACACTCAAAGAAAACGTGCTGTCCCGGATAAGATAATTGAGGTGGTTGTTAATGCTGTTGAATCTTTCTTGGGAGGTGAAAAAAACATTACATATGAGCGAAACCATAATTGTGGTGGGTGTAATGGAACAGGTGGTGAAAAAATAACTTGTTCTACTTGTAATGGACAAGGAATGATTACTCAACAAATTGGAACCGGATTATTTACACAAATAATTAGAACACATTGTGGTAGTTGTAGTGGTAGAGGTTTTACATATAGAACAACTTGTGGTACTTGTCACGGAACCACAACAACATCCTCAAAGGAAACCATATCAATTAAATTACCACACGGAATTGATGAGGGTCAATTTTTAAGAGTTCAAGGTAAAGGAGATTTTAGAGATGGGATGTACGGTAATTTAGTAATTAAAGTTAACATTATCCCGGAAAATAATTTTGAAAAATCAATGGAGGATTTAATCTATAATGCTTATTTTGATTTAAATACTATTAAATTAGGTAGTGTTAAAGTTCCCCATCCTTTAGGGGACATTTCAATTAAACTACCACAGGAGTTTGACACGTCAAAACCATTACGAGTTAAAGGTAAAGGATATCACGGTAGAGGTGATTTATATATAAAACTATTTGTTAAGTTTAAAAGATAACCCCTATAAAGGGGTTTTTTTATGGGATATATTGAAGTAATTCTTGGATTATTTTTATTGTTCCGTATATCGCGGAGAACAATATGTAAAATGATGCTGATAACATAATCCACTGCCCTTTAGTTAAACCTCTTTGTTTACAGGTTTTACATTCCTCTTCAGGTTGTTCAGGTTGTTCAGGTGTAACATCTATGATGTCTCTTTCTTCAATAATTTGTCCTTCAACTGTTTCCATAGTAATAATATTAATTTAAAACAAATATAGTAAAAATTTTTTAAAAGAGAAACTTGCTTTTTCACTTTTTATTTCTTATACTTTAAAAAAAGAAAAATTATGGCATTATCATACATCGGGGGTAAATCAAAGATAGGTAAATGGATTGTTCCGTTTATACCTCAAGACATTGAAACATACGTGGAACCATTTTCAGGTATGTTTTGGGTATTCTTTAATATGGACTTATCCAAATACCCAAATCTAAAAGAAGTTGTCTACAATGACTTCAATCCACTTAACTACAATTTATTTCAGTGTCTTCAGAATCCTGAGAGATTATTGGAAGTTGTTAACTCAATTCCTTGTCAACAAAGAAATGAGTTTCCGACACCGGACATCTATAAAGAACAATTTATCAGGTTTCAGGCTGAAATATTTGAAACCAATTTCAGCGTACAGGCTTACGATTATGTAGTTGCGGCTAAATACGCTTATGTGTTGGCTCAGGTATTCTCGGGCTCTAAACCTGAAACAAGTTCGTTTATTGACTTGAAAGGGAAATACAAATCAAAGTATCTAACATTCAGAGATAAGTTATCTAAACCTGATTGGGTGGAACATTTCTTAAAAATTACTAAGGTTGAGAATATGGACTTTGAAGAGGTTATTCAAAAGTATGATAACCCATCTACATATGTTTATGCTGACCCACCATATTGGAAAACAGAGAACTATTATAACAACCACGACTTTGATAGTGCTGACCACGAGAGACTTGCAGATTGTTTAAAAGGTATTCAAGGGAAGTTCTCTTTATCTTACTATGATTTTCCTCAGTTACATACTTGGTTCCCTCAGACTCAATATGTGTGGGAAAAGAAAGAATTTGCTAAGGCGGCTGCGGCTAAGAAAGGTAAGACTCAAAATATGGGGGAAGAACTTCTTATTATGAATTACCGAAAATAGTTTGGATAATTAAAAATATGTCTTATCTTTGTCCCGTTGAATAAAGAAAATAACGTTTGTTAGATTATTTACAAAAAACAAATATTTATAATAAAAACAATTAAATGAAGATTATCCAAGTACTTTCAAATTTAATAACTGAAGACGCTCGTTTTCAGGTATTTTATAATAAATATATACTACCTAGTGGTGATAGAAAAAAAGGATTACTTCCTTTTGAAATTGTTAAGCAAATAGTTTTTGCTGACCCAACAACAAGAGTTCCGGTTAACTATGACAAAAATGGTGCGTCCGTTGAAGATATGTTAAGTAATCAAATTAAGGTTGGGAAATATAGTCAATGGATGTTAAATATGTTTATTAAACCACATTTAACTAATGACAATAATGATGTTATAGAAGTTAATACTGACGAATATAAATCAAAGGCAAATCAATATAGAAAACTTTTTTTAGAAGATTTACATTACTTTACTGAATTACTAACAAAATTTGAAAGATTCAAAGGTAGTTTAGTAGATGCGTCTAAGAAAGATATTAATAATGTTAAATCTATTAACGAATTATCTCAATTACAAGTTGAGTATGGTGATACAACAGTTGATTTGGCTGTGTATCGTGGTAAAAAAGTTAAAAACGAAAAAGGTGCTGACGTTAAAACAAACTTTAATTTTCCCGGTGCGGAAATATTAAAGGTTGGTTCAGAATATACCTTGATTAGAATTTCTGATAAAGGTGACTTAGGTTCTAAGGCGGCTTCTTATTTTGGAGGTTACGAAGGAGGATTAGCAAGAGGTGAGTCTAATTGGTGTACGGCAGCAACAGGTTCTGACCACTCACATAGATATAGACAAAAAGGTCCATTATATATTATTATGGCTAATGACGATAAAGGTAAAGTAGGTGAGGTAACAGGATTACCTACAGAAAGATATCAACTTCACTTTCCAGCACCGAGTCAATTTAAATCTCGTGACCAATATTCTGCTGAGGGTAATGTCCCAATTGTTGAATTTTTAAATGGTAAATGGAGTGAATTTAAAGAAATATTGAAACCTGAATTTGCTAAAGGGTTTGTTACACCAAATAGTGAAAACGTTAACATTAGATATCCATCTGATGAAACAGGTAGATTTGTTGCGTTATATGGGTTTGAAGAATTATTTGAGGCGTTACCGGACACGATTAAAAAATTAAATATTGTTAACACTTCAAATGAAAACATTAGTGTAGCACTTCCTAAGTCAATTGTTAGGTTTAAATCGTTAGTGGCGGTGATGTTTCAGAATATGATTAGTTCAATTCCTGATAACATCTGTGAGTTGAAGAACTTGACGTTATTGGCTTTCCCTGATAATAAAGAATTAAAATCAGTTCCGGATTGTATACTGTCATTAAAAAACTTTACATTTTTAAATGTAAACGGATGTCCTAATGTTCAAGTACCAAAAGAATTGGAAAAATATAATGAAGGTAATGGTTATTACCATATGGAAGAATAGATAAAGAAAATATTTATAACAAAAAAACAATTAAAATGAAGATTACAAAAGTATTATCGAACTTAGTTACTGAAGACGCTCGTTTTCAAATTTTATACAAAAAATATGTGTTACCTAGTGGTGATAGAAAAAAAGGTTTACTACCATTTGAGGTTGTTAAACAAATTGTTTTCGCTGACCCAACAACGAGAGTTCCTGAGAACTACGATAAGGAAGGTGCGTCTATTGAGGATATGACAAGTGACAAAATTAAAGTTGGTAAATATACCCAATGGTTGTTGAATCTATTTGTTAAACCATACATAACTAGAGAAGGTTCTAATGAACCAATTGAGGTTGGGACTGATGAGTATAAATCAAAGGCGACTGAATACAGACGACTTTTCTTAGAAGATTTATCTCAATTCACTGAATTATTAGTGAAATATGATAGATTTAAAGGTAGTTTAGAGGATGCCGCTAAAAAAGACATTAACAATGTTAAATCACTTAATGATTTATCTCACTTGAAAGTTAAAGTGGGTGATGAAACGGTTGATTTAAATATGTATCGTGGTAAAAAAATTAAGAAAGAAGAAGGTGTTGCTGCTAACACAAACTTTAATATTCCCGGAGCTGAAATTTTAAAAGTTGGTTCTGAATACACACTAATTAAAATTGCTGACAAAGGTGCTTTAGGTTCTAAAGCGGCATCTTATTTCGGTGGTTATAGTGGAGGACTTGATAGAGGTGAAACTAACTGGTGTACGGCAGCAGAAAATTCAAGTTATTCAAACACTTACAGACAACAAGGTCCATTATATATCTTTATTGCTAATGATGATAAAGGTAAGGTTGGTCAAGTTACGGGGTTACCATCAGAAAGATATCAATTCCACTTCCCATCTAACCAATTTAAATTTGCTAACCAACACGGTGGTAACATTCCGGTTGTTGAGTATTTGAATGGTAAATGGTCTGAGTTTAAAGAAATATTCAAACCTGAGTTTGCGGCTGGATTTGTTAAACCAAATTCTGATAATGTTGAAATTAAATACCCGGACTCTGCTACAGGTAAGTTCGTGGCTTTATACGGATTTGATGAATTATTTACATCATTACCTATAACAATTAAAAGATTGAACATTATTAACACTTCAACAGAAAGTGTTACAATTGATGTTCCTGAGTCAATCAGTAGATTCCAATCATTAACAGCAATATTGTTTGAGAATATGATTAGTAAACTTCCAAACTCAATCTGTGAATTAAAGAACTTGGTGTTTATCGCTGTTCCGGGTAACAAAGAATTGAAAACAATTCCGGAATGTATTATGAATTTACCAAACCTTACATTTGTGAATGTAAGTAGATGTCCTAATGTTCAAGTGCCAAAAGCGTTAGAACAATACAATACGGGTGAAGGTTTCTACCATATGGAAGAATAATTTAAAAAAAATACTACTATGAAAAATGTTGACGTTGAAATCTACATTAATCAATTTATAACTTTCTTTAATAACAACCCCAATGACTTACTTGAGTTAATTGGGGATGTTTTGAAGGACGACTTCTACGACAGAGTTAAACAACAATCTTTGGATAATGTTAATAACGGTGAGGATGTTTCCTTAACCCAAAAACAAATTATATCTATTGTTGTGGCTCTTAAACAATCTCAAAATGATGAGGTTGATATGGATAAGATTAAGTCCATAATTTATCACACACAATTCGGACATTTTTCCCTTAATTAATTTGTATATTCAAATTTAATATCTTACTTTTGTGGTTCAAAATAAACCTGATGAAAGAAGAATTATTTAATTATACCGTAAAGAAATATCAAGTATCGGAATACTTGGATACCAATCCTATTCGACCTCTTAAAAAAGAGGTTCAGGATGATTTTTGGGGGGTAATTGAAACTACTATGAGTTCAACTAAAAACTCAAGTTATACGCCTTGGGGTGACTTTACTTTTAAGGAGGATTATGATACAGAAGAAAAATTTGTAGAACATTACGGGAACCCACTTACTTCATTATATTTGAATAGGGTGATTATCTGTGTGACTAAAGAGAATGATAAAGTTTCCTTTAAGATATTCAATTACAGTAAAACAAGACGTGTTGCGGGTAAATGGTTTAAATTAAGAACTAATTGTAGGTTCATTACTTTTAACTATAAAACAAATGCGTTATATACCGGTTCATTAGATAATTACCATTTGAAGAGAAAATGTCGTAAAAATATTAGAAGAGTCCTTTTTAATAATGACCCTATCAATAATATGAGACGATATTTGAGAGAGTCATTCAACTCAATAGTTGATAAAGATAAAGTTGATATCCCAACAATAGTTAATCAGGTTATCTCAACCTTTGTTAACGCCATTCCCGGAACTGAACTATACTCTGATTTACTTCCTGAACAAAGAATCTATAAAAGATATTTGGACGTTCAAGGAATTAAAGTCCCAAACAATTGGTTTGAGCTTATGAATGTTTATCCCCAACCAAAGAAGAAAGATTTGGTGAAGTGTGAGTATAAGTATATTGATGCTCTAATGAGGGTTCATAATTTAAAGGGGGATAAAGTTAAAAGGGTATTACATAACGTTAAATCATTTGAGGGTGTAAATAATTTAACCAATGCTTGTTCAATATTTGGAGATAAGTTTATTTTAAATCAACCGGACGAGTTTGTTCAATTGTTACTGGAGAAGTCTCAACCCGGATTTCATAATAATATTGGAAAAGGATTGTTAACCAAAAAAGAATTCTCTAATTTCTTTGAAATATATAAATTATTTCAAAAAGGATTAGTTAATAATAATGTGATTGAAGACCACTTTAGATTTTATCGTTTATTGGACGAAATGGAACCGGTTAAATGGACTTCAAGGACTCACGATGAGTTTGTTCAAGAACATTATGATTGGTCGGAAAAATATAACCATTACACAAACGGAGATTTCAATAGAATTTACAACCGAGGGTTTGTAGATAAAATAAATGAGGTTATCTTAACCAAAGATGGTCCATATTTCCCGGAGGTGTTAACAACATCCAAACGATATAACAACGAGTCGTTCTTCCAAAACAATTGTGTTAAGACATATGTTAAACGTGTGGGTTCTGTGTTGATATCACTAAGACGTGGTGAGGGAGAAACTGAAGAAAGAGCGTCAATTGAAATTGAAGTAACTCCGCTTGTGTGGCTGGATGAAATGTATTTTAATTTAAGACGAGTTCAAACCTTGGGAAAACGTAACAGTAGGTTAGATAATAGTTGGGATGATGTTTTGGGTAAATTAGATGATAGAATTGAATATATTGTTCGTGAGAAATTGTTTGATACATTACAGATTGATGGTGAATTTGGGGGGAGAAAAGTGTTTTCTGATTATAAAATTGGGGAATATAGTAGAGACAATTATGGTACTTTTCCAAATATAACAAAAGGGGTTCAATTAGAATGGGAAAACGATTCAATTATGAAATTAAATTCGTATAATTATAACATTGTTCCCGTCTTTAATGACCCGGACGCATTAGATTTTTAAAATGAAAGAAATACCTCAAAATTGTATAGATACGTTTAAATCTAGGTTCTTAACACAACCAAGTATTATTGAAGTGTATCCAAACCTGTCTAATGAAGACACGGACAAATTATTAAATAAATCACTTTTATTATGGTTTGATTATTTTGTAAATAACGAACACGACATAGTTTATAAAGATAGATTATACGAATATGATGCTACGGGAATTTTAATTTTACGGAAGTCACAAACTAAGATATTTATTTTAACAAGAGTGGATAAACAAAACGTAGTAGAGTATTTGTTACTACAACTAAAACGATTAACAACAAAAAAAGATTAAGAATGGAAATTACACAAGAATTATTACAGGAAAAAATTAACAATGGTGAAAAATTAGTGGTTGACTTTTGGGCTCCGTGGTGTGGACCTTGTAAAGTTATGAAACCCGCATTTGAAAAAGTTTCCGAACATTACAGAAATGAAAATTCGGAAGTTCAGTTATTCACATTGAATGTTGAGGAAAACAAAGAATTTGCGGCTAAATTAGGTATTAGAGCAATCCCAACAGTTAAAACATTTTCTGAAGGTAAAGAAGTTTATTCTCAACCGGGAATGCAAATGGAAGGACAAATTAAACAATTGGTGACTAACCTAATCAATGGATAAGTTACTAATTCTTTTCACAATGGAAGGTTGTCCTTATTGTGATATGATGAAGGAACAACTAACGAAATCAAATATCCCATTTGAGGTTAGAGATATCGATGAACACAATGATGAATATGAGATGTTTGTTGAGATTACGGAAAATGAATTTGTTCCCGCATTTATGATTGTTGAATCACCTCTAACAGATAACCACAAGAGTTATCTGTTTGCTCCGGAAAGAGATTACAACGAGATTGAAGAAGGTGTTGCAATCATTAAAGAACATTTTGGAAAATAAAGAATCCCCTTGATTGGGGGTTTTTTATTTATGGGATATTTATTATTATGAAAATAGTAATTAAAGAATCTCAGTATAACTTTTTGGTTGAACAAACTACACCATCAACAACACCGGTTCCATTAAGTAGAGAAGAACAAATTAAGTTAAATAAAGAAAAACTTGAACTTAAAAAGAAAGCTGCTGAGGAATTAAAACTTAAAACCATTCAAAAAAAGGATTCAATTGCAAAGGCTTGGGATGAAAAAAGAGCTCCTGAATTAAAGAAAGCTGAAGAATTACATAAAAAATATCTTGATGCTTGGTTAGCTGCTAATCCGGGTAAAACGGAAAAAGATTATAGTAAGTATTTGGAGAAACAAAAAAAATTACCTGATTCACCATCCTATGAAACTCAAGACCCATCATTCAAATCAACAAAATGTGGTGTTTCAAAAGCGGCGGCAAAACAATCTAAAAGTGATTGGTCTAAAAAATAAAAAATCCCCAAGTTAGGGGATTTTATTTTTAAAATAATATTAGGTCTTTAATTTTATCTCTAATTAACCAAGGTTTATTATCAAATGGTTTTGTTATGTCTTCCATAATATCATAATCTTTTATCATATCATTGAATACCAACATATCAAAATCAAACACGTCCAATGTCATTGAGATAATATCTTTTTTAGGAAACACCGTGTTAGCATTAATGTCTATTTGATTATCGTCGTCCACTTTAATGGACGAATATTTGAAAGTTAACTTATCTGTTAACAGAACATCTAATAACTGATTAGAGATGTATTCTGAGTAGTATAACTCTTGTCTTCCCATACCTAAACTATATCCGTGTGGAAACTCTGATGAGATATTCAACGGAGCATAAGTATAATATTCCAAATTGGTAGTGTCGTCTTCAGAATAATCTAATTCATATTCCAATCTTCTATTATAAAAAACTGAATTAAATTTAGGTTGAGGATTTTCAACAATATCTAAAATAAGATTACGGTGATATAACGGTCTTGATGAATGATAAAAATCAAACGTGTATTCTGTTTTTTTAGTTAAGTCTCGATTATACATAATTAAATCAATAATGTTAACCGTCTCATAACCAAATTTAGTCATTAAAGATTTATAGGTTTCAACAAATGACTCTCTTACTTTAATTATATCTAAAATTTTATCTGATGTTGTCATACCGTTAACAACAAAGAATTTACCACAATCAGTAACTTCAATTACGGAGTCATAATTAATTGTTTTATTTATCTCTTTTATTAAAAAGTCTGCGAATAGGTTTACTATACCCCGGTTTGAATTTTCATTAATATATTTCATATTTTTAAGTTATACGAAATGATATAGAAATTAATTCTAATTATAAATAAAAAAAGGGAACTAAATTGTCCCCTGTAATTTTTTTCACCCCTAACGTTTAGTTACTACCTCTTGTAATATTTCTCAACAACTTTACGAATTGATTCTTGGATAGGTTGAGTCTGTGGTTGACTTTGACCCGCAGGAGTATTCGTTTGTTGAGCTGGTGGTGGTGGAGGAGTTTGATTTCCTTGGTTTTTACATCCGCATCCCATGATAATATATGTATTAAAGTTTATATATCCATAAATATCAATAATAATCATAATAAGTAAATAAATTTTGTATCTTCGTGGATATTTATTACTATGGGTAGAAAATTAAGACTTACAGAATCCGAATTATATAAAGTAATCAAAAAAATAGTTGAGCAAACTGAGGACGAATATTATAGAATATCTCCTGAGGATTACTTGGATATGATGCAATATGCCAGTTATAATGGTAATGTGTTTAGAAAAATGAAAAAATATGGTGGAAAACCATTATATATTACAGGTGATTTAGATTTAAGCGGTTTACCGGTTAAAGACATTGGACCAATAGGTTATGTTGACGGTAGATTTGATATTAGCAGAACTAAAGTATCCGATATTGGTAATTTAAGAAGTAAGTCACATATTTGGGATTCGGGGTCTCCTCGAGAAAGAATTAGAGAAAAACAAGAACTTTTGGGTAAACAAGCTGAGATGGACTCCAAACGAGAAGATGATGAATGGAATTTTCAAAATCACGATGAAGAGGGATTAAAGGCTATGGCTTTATTAGAATATCTTGAGGGTCAAGGTAAAGTTAAAGTATTGGATAATGATGAGAAAGAAGAGTTAAAAGAATTGACTCAACAATTGGAAGAACTTAATGCCGATTATGATGATGAAGATAGAGACGGTGACCCGGATGAGAATGTGGAAATATTAAATAAAATTGAAGAAGTTCAAGAAAGAATTGATGATTTAACTGGTGACGTTGGTGACATCTATGATATGTATCCAACAAATTATACTCATTATGGTTTGACTCAATTTGAAGTTTTGGTGGATGGTTTTAAAGGTGAAGAATATACTGTTGGAACTGAGGAAGAAATGGATAGAGCGGCTTTAGAGTATTCTAAAAATTATATTGATGATGTTGGAGCTGATGGGTTTAGTAAAAGTTTTATTGAGGATTATTTGGATGAAGATGCAATTGTTGACTTTGCAAGAGAAGATTATGAATATCAAGTAAGAGATAGTCCGGAAAGTTATTTTAATGATGATGATTTTGAATTGACTTCAGAACAAGAAGAAAGAATAGAACAGATTGAATCTCAAATTGAGGATTTGGAACAACAAAAACTTGAATTAGATTCAGATGATGAAAATTATTATGACTACGAAGAGGATTTAGATAATCAGATTGAATCTCTTCAAGAAGAGTTAGACAATATTGAGGTTGATACTGACCCAACTGAGGATATGATTGATAATAAAGTTGAAGAATTAGTTAGGTGGGTTAAACGAGACCCTATGCAATATCTTAATGATTACGGTATGGACGTTAAAGAATATATTGATGGAGATGCTTTAGCTCAAGGGTTAGTTGATTCTGATGGGTGGGGTATTATGAACAGTTATGACGGTACTTATGACAGTATTGATATAGGTGGTGAGTCTTATTACGTAATGAGAGTTAACTAAAACTATTCCTTTTTCCAATCTTTTCCTGTATATTTGAAATAATAGAATATGGAAATGAGACAGAAAAATAAGAATAAATTTATAATGGACACGGATTGGTTGTTTGACGGTATTTTAGATGCTGAACAAAAACAATACGTGTTATTAGATTACTTTCAAAAGATGAACAAACATCTTGAGAGAATGGAGGTCTACCCAATGTTTATTGAGCTTTCATTACATTTAGGTAATATACAAACTTTACTAACCCAAAACAAAATCTTATATGTTGATAAAAAATTAACATCTACTGATGATGAATTGGTATTAAACGATTTAAAGGTTAGGGACATCCCGGTACTTGACGATGAAGAAGTAATTGAATATCAAAAAATATTAAAAAATAGTCAACCACAATTACACGACTATTTCAACTTTGCAAAATCAATATGGAGTATTGTTTATGATTCCATAGATATTGTTGTAAAGAAAAATAAAAACAATCTACAAAGTAAATCAGGTTTTTTTTCATATAAGACACCGGAAATTTTATATGTTTGGCAATATACTACAAGAAAAGTCTATAAAACTAAAAACCAAACAAAAACATCTTTAAAATTAATTTTTAAAGGTCAACAAGATGATTTGACTATCCCGGAAATTATCTCTACTTTTTCAAAAACATACGAGAAAAACAATGAAGTTGGTTATCCAATCTTTGAGGTGTTTTGTAGTGATATATTTCCATTAGAGCAGACTTTAGTTCCAATCTTTAAAAGAAAAATATTATCGTATGTCAATCAAAACGTTATTATAACAAGAAAATTAATATCATAATGGACAAGAAACAAATTAAAAATTTGATGGATAAGTTAAGACAACCAATCCATATTAGTTACATCTCAAAATACATTCTTAAACAGAGTATTGATGAGTCACAAAAACAATTAGATGTATTAATCTCAGAAGGATATATTCAGAAAAGTTCACTAAGTGATGGTTACTATGTGGCTATCTAAAAAAACTTATCACATTGGTATTGGGTGTAGTCAAACGGTAATTAGAATATTTAAACAATCAATATTGTTTAGTAAATCACCATCAGGTTGGTCACTTAGGATTAATGATGGGGTTGGTATTAATGTTACCACAAAACCACTCTTTTCGGTTAGAAATGGGTATAAAAAATCCATTAAATTGGGTAGATATTATTTAGTAAAATTATGAACGAATTATTTAAATCAATTGAACCTCTGTTTAAAAATAGGTTCACTATAAATGTTAATGAGGATGTTAACATTCCGGAATATCTGTTCCGTAAATTCCATATTGAAAATATTGGTGAGGATTTTATTTTTACAACAGAAATTTATCAAACCGTGGAATACACATTTAACCCATCTGATTTGACAAAAATTACGGATATCATTCTTAAATTTTTAGGTCCGGTTGGTGATTTAGTTGGAGGGTTACATATGTTAGTTAAAGGTTCCAATATGGAAATCGAGGGTGATTATGGTGATGGTGAATTATTAATTGTTAAATTTAGATTTGTTGTTAAACCGGTAGATATTAACCTATTATGTCAAGATATTAAGAAAGATGAATAAAGAAATGGTGAACCACCCGGAACATTACGGAGGTCAGGACAATCCTTATGAGGTTGTAAAAGTTTGTGAAGCTTGGGGTCTTGATAAAGACGCTTACATCTTCAACGTTGTTAAATATGTTGCAAGAGCGGGTAAGAAAGATACCGATAAAGAACTTCAGGATATGAAGAAAGCGTTGTGGTATTTAAATCGTAAAATTGAAAGATTAGAAAGTGGAAATCAATAAAGAATATATTGAATCAATAATAGGACTTGAAATTGATGATTTCAAAGTAGAGGAATTAATAGACGACGAAGACATTATAAATGTTAAAGTTAAACCTAAGGTATTACCCAAATATATTAACATTTCAATAAAAATAGATAAAGTAGATGTATAAAGTAACAGTAGATATTGACCAATACGCGGAAGGTGCGATTTTATTGGATGGTTTAGAGAGTGCAATTATTGGTATTGTTGAGGACTTTGGTTCTCCGGGAAGAAAGATATTATATTCAAAACGAGAGATATTAAACATCTTACAAGAAAGAGACTTAATGACTATGGGTGAAGCGGAAGAGTTTTACGATTATAATATATTAGGATTATATGCTGGTGAACAGAACGCAGTGTTTTTAGACCAAGGTTTAGAACCAATTAAAAATGAAGAAAACGAGTGGGAATACCACGTAAAATAATAAAATGATAGAAACAGGAAAGATAATTAATGGAGATTGTATTGAGGTAATGAAAACATTTCCTGAAGGTTCAATTGATTTACTAGTAACATCACCACCATATAATGTAAACATTTCGTATGATGTTCATAAGGATGATTTACCAATGGAGGAATATTACGAGTGGTCAAAGGATTGGTTGAGAGAGGCGTTCCGAGTATTAAAAGATGATGGTCGAATTGCTGTGAATGTCCCAAATGAATTGAATGTCCAAGAAAGAGGTGGGAGAATATTATTCGTTGCCGAGTTTTGGATGTTAATGAAAGAAGTTGGGTTTAAATTTAGTGGGTTAGTCGACCTTACGGAAGATAGTCCACATAGAGTTCGACAAACGGCTTGGGGTTCTTGGATGAGTGCGTCAGCACCTTATATCTATAATCCTAAAGAGTGTATCATATTGGCTTATAAGAAAAGTAGTAAAAAATTAACTAAAGGAGTTTCACAATGGATGGGAATATCAACTGAGGTTACTACTGAAGATGGTAAGGTTAAAAACAAAATGATTTATCAGGACGAAGATAAAAAAGAATTTATGAATTTGGTGTTTGGTAGATGGGAATATTTTGCGGATACTAGGTCATTAACTAAAGCCACATTCTCAATGGACATTCCATCAAAGGCGATTAAGATATTGTCTTATAAAAATGATATTGTTCTTGACCCTTTTATGGGAAGTGGGACTTCAGCTTTTGCGGCTGAGTTATTAGATAGACGATGGATTGGAATTGAGTTATCTCCGGATTATACAGAAATTGCAAGGAAAAGAGTTCAATCATTAATTGATGAACGAAAACAAACAAAATTAGAATTAAAAGAAGAGGTGTAATAACCTCTTTTTTATTTTCTGTATATTTATAACTAAAACAATTACTATGGCAAAAAGATTTATAATTTCGGAAGATGAAAAAAGAGATATCCGTTCAAGATATGGTTTAGTTAATGAACAAAATGATGGTTTTGAACTTAAAAAAGGGATACAATGTTTCCTTAACAAAAAAGGTTATAAAGATGATGCGAATCAACCATTAAAAGTTGACGGATTACTAGCGGGTAAAACAGCGGAAGCTTTAAGTAAATATCAATCTAAGATTGGTGTTACCGCAGATGGTGTTTGGGGTCCTGAAACACAAAATAAAATGTCTGATAAAGACGTTCAACTTTTTAAACAATGTGTATCCGATGAAGGTAGTTTCATTGATAAAGGTTTACATATGTTTGGTTTAGATTAATGAAAAAACTTATAAAAGAAAGTGGATTAAGAGACATTAACGCTCTTGCTAAAAGATACCCTAAAGCTGAAATATATTTTCACCAAGATTTAGATGGTGTAACTACGGCTATTGCGATGAAAGAATATCTTAAGAATAATGGTATTGATGTAATAGATTCTCATATCATCCAATATGGTGATAAAGAGTTCGCTGTAAAGAAGAATGACGCTAAAGGGGACGTGATGCCTGTTTTAGTTGATTTTGCTCACGGAAAACCAATGTTTGTGATTCACACAGACCACCACGATAGACAAGCCGGAGCTGAAGACACTAAATCAACATCATTTAGAAGTTCCCGTTCAAATGTTGAGACAATCTCTCAGGTAGTTTCTCCAAAAGAATTATTCCCATCCTCAGACATATTACTTATTTCTACTGTAGATTCTGCAAACTATGCGGTTAACGATATTTCAGTGGACCAAGTAATCTCTTACTTATTCAGATTAGATAAAGAGAAATCGTTAGAAAAGAATAAAATGTTAATGGGGTTAGTTGTTAACAAACTATTATTAGCGTTTAAAAACAAACCAGGGTTCTTAGAGACATTGGTTATGGAATGTTCTCCATCGTTATTAAATATACTTCACACCATTAAACGAATAATGGTTGAGAAAGGATACGCGAAACCGGACCAACTTGAAAAGAATAAAGAAGACTATGTCACATCAATGCAAACTAACCCTAATGTTAAAGTATTAGGTAATGTTATTGTTCAATATGGTGGGGGTTCAATGTTTAAGCCAGGTTCTTACGATAGATACACACCATTCAAAAATAATCCTGAGGCTGACTTTATTGTTATTGCTTGGCCGTTAGGGTTAGTTCAAGCGTCTTGTAACCCATTCAAAGGAGAACGTCAATTAAAAGGTGTGAATTTAGGTGAGATTGCCCAAGAGGTATTATCAAAATGGGAGGACCAATTAAAACAAAGAGAGATAACCCTTTCAACAATTAAATGGATTTCAGAATCATCAAAAGATTTTAATTCGGAATCAACAGGATTTACCTTTAAAGATTTTGTTGCGTTGTATGGTAAGGAATATAAAAATAAGGAAGATGGTAAAGAGGAATTAATTCACATCGGTGAGATGATGGAAAAACCTTTCTCTGAGTTACCTGAAGAACATAGACAAATGTTAGATAACATTAAGGTAAATGCTTGGGATTTTATTCAGGCAAATAGTGGGGGACACAAATGTATTACAAATATATCGGGGTTAAATTTTATGGGTAGAAGTAATCGTCCACCAAAAGGGACCGGTGGTTATAATAGAGAATCGGAAGATGCTCCTTACATTAAGTTTACTAAAATGATTCAGAATGAGTTTGTGAAATTATTACAGGAAAAGATAAATCAATCGTAGTGAATAACTTTATCACCCGATTTAACACCTAATTTTTTACAGGTTCCACCTTGAAGTTCAAGTATCATATCACCTTCACCACAATAGTTTCTACAATCTTTGGTTTTACAAGGGGGACAGTTGTGGTGAATTTTTGTTATAATATCATCTTCAATCATAATGATGTCCAATGGTATTATACAATTTTTCATCCAAAAACAGTGTTGACCTTCGGACATAATAAATAACATACCATTAAAGGTATCATCAAATCTTTTATTCATCATACCTTGACTAGTGTCTTTGGATGAGATGACAGTTTTGACTTTGAATTTATTTTTGTTTATAGTTAATTCCATATACTTATAAATACACAAAAAAATATAAAATGAAAAAAGTAAAACGATATTCCGGTGTAATTGTCAAATGTGGTGATGAGGTATTGTTGTGTAAAAGAAACGCTACGGGTAGTTTACCGGGGCAGTGGAGTATACCGGGTGGTAATTTGGAAAAAAATGAACATCCTTTGGATGGTATTCAAAGAGAATTTGAAGAAGAAACAAATTATACGTTAGATAATAAATTAAATTTAGTTGGGTTTGTTAAACGATATAATCGTGATGGTTCTGAGGTTAAAGGGTTGATGTATGTCTTTATGATGGAGACGGACGAGAAGATAAATCCGGACTTGGAAAATGCTAGAGATGGTGAGGAACATACGGAATGTGGTTATTTTAACCTTGAAAATCTACCATTTGATGATAAAAGTGACCAATTATGTAGATTAATTACAAGAATATTAAAAAAAGATTGACTTTTCTAATTTTACGATATATTTATAATCTCATTCAGCCAACAACCCCTTTCTACGGTTGGTATTATTAAAACCCTCAACAGAGTAAATTTTGTTGAGGTTTTTTTTTGTTTATATCAAAAATAGTGTTATCTTTGTCGGGAATTTAATTTATAAAATTATGGAAGTATTAGGTATTATTTTAGGTATTATTTTGGCAATAGTTGTTTTAATTGGTGTTTATAGTTCTGTCCAAAACAAAAACAGAAAGGCTAGATGTAAAAATTGGAAAGTTGGTGATAAATTATCTTTGATTAGAGGTGATTACCATAGAATTTTAGAACAAAACAGTAAAGAGTTTGCAACCCTTGAAGGGTGGGATTTGAATAATCTTTATATTAGTTGTGGTAATAATATGACATATCAAGTTAATTGGTCTGTAATGAATTTTAACAAATCAGCAACTTGGAGAAAAAATTATGAAGATGCTAAGAAAGTAATGGGTTGTGAACCCGGATTTACAGGTGGTGTTGGAGAAGGTAGTAAATCTACCGGTAAAAAAGTTGATGGTAAACCAATTGACTTAATGAATGAAATTGAGTGTGAGGTGTATTTGAAACAATCATTAGAAAATGAAGATTATGATACAGCTGAGTTAATTAAAAAAAGAATGGAAAAATTTAGATAATATGAGAGAAATGTTAAGAGGGATGTTTTTGTCCATACTGATTTATAGTGTGGTTATTGGTTTAGTGTGTGTTAGTGTTATAGTATGTGGAGGTAATATACATCAGATTCCAACCGGAGTATTTATAGGTGTTGGTGCTTGTTGTGGAGTTTTAGCGTCAATTATTAATAATAAATTAGATTAAGATGAGAAATTGGGTATTTGTGTTTGTAATAGTTGTTTTTGCGGTTGTTATTGGTATTGTTGGTTATAGAGGGTATTTGATTGGTGAAATAAAAAAAGGTGGACACCTATATGAAATATCCATTCCGGGTAACAAACGTCAAGAGACAAGTTTCTACACTGAAAAGTATGTGGAGAAAGATGGGTGTATAACATTCAAGGATGAGTTTGGTAGGTCACATAGAATATGTGGTATGTATAACATTACAGAGTATTAAGATGGAAAAAACACACATCAACAAAATTAAACAAGCGGTTGATATTATTTGTGCACAGAACAATTTAAAACAACCTTTAACTGTTCCATCCGCAGGTAAATTGATTGTGGAATATAACGGGATTGATTACGCAATTGAATTATTTGAAAATGCTTATATTGAATGTAAGGAAACTCCGAATAGGAATAACCCATTTGCTTTTGCGGCTTACAAATCAACTTTAGAAACAATTTTAATCCCGATGAGAAATAATAAATAAAATTTAACCCCAAATAATTTTTTGTTTGGGGTTTTTTATTATATCTTTGTAGAATAATTTAGGAAAAATGGAAAATATGTTTAAGTTTTACGAGGTCGGGGGAAAAGTTAGAGACGAGATTTTAGGTCTTGAATCTAAGGACGTGGATTACGTTGCAGTTCCCAACAAAAAATTGTTACAGGACTTTGATACTGCGGAATCTATGTTCTCTATGTTGGAACAATACTTAAAAGATGAGAAGTTTGAAATTTTCTTAATCACAGCAGATTGTTTTACTATCAGAGCTAAGTTCCCAAAGAACCACAAGTATAGTGGTGTTGCTGACTTTGTAATGGCTCGTAAGGAGATTGGCTACATTCCGGGAACAAGAACACCAATCGTTAAACCGGGGACCTTATATGATGATTTGGAAAGACGTGACTTCACATTAAACGCGTTAGCGAAAGATGAGGATGGAACAATCATTGATTACTTTGAAGGGTTAAGAGATTTGGCGGATGGTAGATTAGTTACACCATTGGAAACAAAGAAAACATTTGATGATGACCCATTAAGAATTTTGAGAGCGGTACGTTTCTCTATTACAAAAGGGTTTAGAATGGGTTACATTATGGACGACATTCAAGAATACGATTACGAATCTAAAATGGGGGTGGTTTCAACTGAAAGAATCAGGGAAGAATTGTTAAAGTGTTTCAAATATGATACATTAAAAACTTTGGAAATTTTAGATAACATTCCAAGATTAAAAAGATACATTTTCAAAAACAATCTGTTGTGGTTAAAACCAACAATGGAACAATAATATTAGTATGGATAAAGAAACAAAACAAATGTTGGACGTAATGACGTTAGCATCAGAGATGATTTCCAACGGAGGACTTTATAGTATATTTGGTGGGTTGACTAAAAAACCAAAACCGGTTAATCCTTATCAGTCCTTAAATGATGGGTTTGAACTTAGACCAATTAAGTTGTTAAAGAAAGAATCTGAAAATCCAAGGATTGTTGAGTCAAAATACTCGCATCTATATAAAGATGATGTGAAGGTTTCTGATGAAATATTCCGGAAAGGTGGTTTGTGTCACGGATTTAAGGAGGGGTATTGTGGATTAATTCATTATATAAGAACAAAGGAACCTAAGAAGAGTGATAGTGGATTTAGTTTTGGTGATTCGGTAATTATCGATACCAAAGGTAAGATTTGTTTATCTCGTACTGGTCTTGATTATCCATATCACGTTGGTGGTAATGTGGGTTCGGTTGGTAATTACTACTATAATTTACTTACCGGCGAGAAGATTTGTTACAGACCATCTTCAGTAATTGTAGGTGTTGAATGTCTATACCTTGACAGTAGATATAATTTTGACTATTACGAAGTTAAAATTCCTTTCGGTGTGTATAAGTTGAATAAGATTACATTAGAATTAACAAAAATTGATGAGATAAAGTAAAAAAAGTTTTTATATTAAAAAAATAGTGTTATCTTTGTAATCACAAAACATATAGATATGACAACAACAAATTATACAATCAGAATTGAGAACGAGAAGTTTGGAAAACTATTAGGTGAGACATTTGCTGACGCAATCCAATTCAAATTATTCTTGAAGATGGTTCAGGGTTGTCTTGAATTAAAAAACGATTTGACTTTCTTCAACGGGAGTGATTTCTTAATTCACGTTCCATACAAATACTTGGTGGATTCGTTTATTGTTACATCAACATTTGAAATGTCGTTGGCTGACCATATGAGAAGTAAAGTAGAAGCATTAGTAACTAAGTAAATTTAAGTTATGAGTTTAATAATTTCGCTGATTATTGTTGGGTACATAGTGTATAAGCTGTGGAAAAAGATTGTTTTAATAATTATGATTGTCGTTGCTCTTGGATTTATATTTTCCGTTAATGAAGTTAACAAAATCATTACGGGTTTAACGACAGATGATGTTAAAACAGATAGTATCGAACAGGTTGATAAAATTAATGATAATATAAATAAAGAAACATCATCGGTTAGTGATGAAGAAATTAATAAATTAGGGTTATGAATATAGATAAACTTGCTGGGGTATTTATGGTGGGGTTTTGGATTGGGATGTTAACATTTTTTATGGTGTTTCTTATGTTATGTTCAGACAAACCAACAGAGATTCAATCAAACAAAATAATTCAACCGGAGAAAAGATTAACAACAGATGGAAAAACGGTAGACACATTATACATTTATAAACAATAACAATGAGTACAAATTACTACAGAATACCGAAAGCTAGTGAGGTTAGAATCAAATACCTTGACTTGGTTGAAAGAATAAATGATTTGGATATATGGAGTCCGGATAACATAATGAATGAGTTTAGTGACATTGAAAGAGGTTTTGAGAGATGGTCTCCGTGGGATGTGTTCATTGATGGATTGAAGATTCATATTGGTAAAAGAAGTTCAGGGTGGAAATTCCTATGGAACTTTCAGGATAATAAATTCTACACTAATAAGGAAGAACTTTTTAAGTTCATCCGTTCAGGTAGAGTTGTGGACGAATATGGTGAATTACAAGACACCGAAGAGTTCATTAAGATGGCTTTGGGGTGGGGACAACCTGATGGTTATGTGTTGGATAAGAATTATATGGACGAACAAAGTAGGTTGGCTCATTATAAACCTTTCACCGATATGTCCAAGTATTATGATAAAGAAGTTGACGGACTTAGAGTATCATCAACAGCTGAGTTTTCCTAGTTCTCTTTAAAGATAGGATGGTGGAGTCGCCGACATTTCAGTCGGTCCAAAATTAACCCTCACAATAGTGGGGGTTTTTTGTTTTATATGATATTTATAAATAAACTGAATATGAAGGATATTATATTAACAGAAAAACAACTTGAAAAGTTGGTTACCAAAATGAAAACCATTAAAGAAGATGAAGGTCGTGGTTCATATATGGCAAAACAACAATTATATACTATTGTTAAGTTAGCTGAAAAGATGTGGGAAAAGATGGAAGAAGAAGAAAACGACCAACTTGACGATTGGATGGAAAGTAAAATAGCTCAGGTAGAACAAAGTATTACATCTGTTGTTAGAGCATATATGTATGACGAATTGAAAGATGATGAAGAAGTTGGGGGAATGAATAAACTAGGGTTTGACGACCTGATAATAGGAAAATAAAATGGCAGAAGATACATTAAAAGACAAATTTATGGACAACATTAAAAAAATGGATTCATCAAAAGAAACCAAAGAAGAAACTAAACCAACTGAAACAAAAACAAGTGGTGTTGAGTTATATAAATTGGATTCTAAGACAATTCAAATATTGACTGACAGAATTAAAGATGAGTATATTGCTCATTACTATTACAGAGCGGCGGCAAATTGGTGTCAAGATAAGAATTATAAAAAGGCTGCTGAGTTTTTTAATAATGAGGCTGATGATGAATTAGTTCACGCTAAAGGGATTCAAGAGTATATGACAGATTTTAATATCATTCCGGTAATACCTCAAGCACCAACATCACATAGTTTTGATAGTTTGGTTGATATCATTTACGGAGCGTATAAAGTTGAATTAGCTCTTATGAAAGAGTATAACAAAAATTCTCAAGATTTATTTAGTACTGATATTACTACATATGATTTCTTAAAGGCGTATAGAGAATTTCAAAAAAGTGCTGTTGTAGAATATAATGATTTAATCAACGCAATTGATTTGGTTGATAAAACAGATAAGTTCCAAGTGTTATACTTTGAACAAACTTATTTCTAAAATGAAAGATTTAATCAGACGTATATTAAAAGAACAAGAAGAAGAACCTGTCTTAAGTAAGAAGGAGATTTTGTTGTTTAAATTTATTAACGATAATAAGCAGAAATCAGGAACCAAAACTGAAATGATTCGACTTATTAAAGATATGTTAGGATATTTTGGTTTCCCACAAAGTGATGCCACTATGTATTACGAAATATATACCGCTAACTTCAGACCGGACGGGGACTATAAAAGTTTAACAAAGGACAATTTCAAAGACTATAGACAATTCAAACAAAGAAAAGTTACCAACAATACCGCCTATGAATATGCGACAGCTAAGATGCCGTTTAAAGGTTCAAACATTGAAGGACAATGGAATGTAAACAATAACAATGATTGGTATTATGTTATTGAGTCATATGGTTGGTATCCGGTATTTTTATTTATTAATAACCAATGGTATAGAACATTAGATACCTATTCAAGTTCTACTAGAAAACAAATGAGTCAAATTGACCCGGTTAAATACGATTCAAATTTACGAGCAAATGTTATGAGTATAACTAAAGGTGAGATGGAACGTCTTATAAATGGTAGTTATAATATTGATAGAGTTAAATCTGATAGGGTAACAAGTTTTGTAACACATAAAGATAATAAGACTAATCAATCAAAATTAATTAGTGGAGGTTATGGTGATAATGCTCATAGAGTTAATTTTATGATTAAAGATATTGAAGATGTTGATGGTAAAATTAAAATATCTGTTGAAATTCTTAAGGCAGGTAAAATGATTGGTAGAAAAATGTCTCCGGATTCCAATTTTAAAGATGACCCCGAATTATTGAATAACATTATGAAAACTATTAAACAAGACATACTGAGAACTTATCCGACTCACTTAACGGATGATAACACGGAAATAGAATTATTAAATTAAAAAAGAGGGACATTTAGTTCCTTTTTTTTGTTTATATCAAAAATAGTATTATCTTTGTACTCACAAAACAGATATACTATGACAACTACCACCACATCAACGACATCAAAAGTTAGAAATTACCAAGGTTCTAACAAATTTTTATTAAGTATTAAATCATCTTTGGAAAAATGGGGAAACTTAACACCTAAACAAGTGGAATTCGCTGAGAAAGCACTTAAAAGTGTTCAAACCGTTAATGTTGAAACAATGTCTGAAAACTTACAAAAGATTGCTAAGTATGATGGACCAAATAGTTTCGTCAATGAAATAAAAGGTAAGTTACTTAAATACGGAACATTGTCTGACAAACAAGTAAACGCTACGTTAACTCAAATCCAAAAGGATATTGATAAAGAGGATACTCGCAATTTCAAAATTCCTACTCCGGGTGATACGGTAACTGTTGGACGTAAAATTGGTCAACAAATGAAAGAGACTTACGGATTAGAATTTAATCCAATGGTTATTGACATTACTAAGTTGTTGGCAGTTTCTCCAAAGGCGTTCAAGTTCTCAGGAAAAATGACAACAGGAAGAAGTAAAGTTTGTAGATGTTGTGCTAAAACATTGACTGATGAGTTTTCAATGTTAACAGGTGTTGGAAAGACTTGTGCTAAACATATGAGAATCCCTTACATCACTGACATAAATCAAGCCGACAGATTCCGTGAGGATTACTTGAGAAGAGTTGAAGAGATTGGTGAAATGGAATTTTGGGTTCCTAAATCTCAAGTTAAAAAGTGGGATGGTGAATGGGTTTTGAAATACATAATGTAATATGAACCCATATCCTAAACGATTACAACTACTTTTAAAAGAAGTTTATAAAGAGTTTCCTGAATTAAGGAGACACCCGGACTATCGTATGTATTATTTGTATTGGTCATATCCTAATGAAAGGGAATATTTTATTGTTTTAACAAATTCAATACCTGATGATTATGGAAGTGACAATATGGTATCAATAATTAATAGTCTTGCTAAGACATTTGGATTTGTGGAGGGGGTTTTAATGAAACCGGATGATTTTGATAAATATATTAAAACCCCCATTGAAGATTCCATTAAAGAATTAAGGGGTAGTGAGTTTAAAACTTGTGGATACGAGGTTTGGTGATTTGACTTCCGGTAAAAAATGATTATACTATACAAACAAAGAACAAAACAATTTTATTATGAATATAAAGAAAGCTTTAAAAGAGAAAAACCGATTGGTTAAAGAGATTCAAGATTTGCACGTTAGAGTGGCGACATACAACTCAGTTGAGGTTGGTAATGTTAGACCATATTCGGCTAAAGAATGTATGGAGCAAATCAACCAAAAAAGTAATGAGTTGGTGGAACTTAAAACAAACATCCACAGAGCAAATGGTCCGGTATATAATCACATTTTTAGATTATCGGAATTGAAATCTATGATTACAAGAATCAAAAACTTGGATTGTAACGAAGGAAGTGTTCAAGATTACTACTCAAGAAATCGTGAGACACCATTAGTAAAAGTGACGGAAATCTCAATTGTTGAGAGAGACGAGATGGTTAAACATATGGAAAACCAAATTGAAGAAATTCAGGATATTTTGGACAACCATAACCAAATCACCAATATATAGTTCAGTGTCCGGGAGGGATTTAATGTAATGTAATATTGACTATCAATATTCAACATACAAACTATTAACAGAGTCCTCGACGTTTTGATGATGATTAAGTACTCAAACCTCAACACTCAGCAGTTCAAAATTAATTTGTCAAAACTTAAAACTCTTTTTAACTTACTTATTGAACTTCCAACCTGACTATAAAAAAACCCCTTGATAAATCAGGGGGTTTTGTATTTTAGAATTTTATTTCAAAGTTTATCGGAACGTTAACATTTTCTTCGTAGTTTTGTTCTAAATTTAAATAAATTTGGGAATCTGATGGATTAAATATAAAACTACCTTGACCACCTTCGTTGTTATACCAATCTACATCAGTTTCTTCTAACCAGTGATATAACATATCTTCAATAAGTTTTGGCATATCTTCAGATGACCCGTTAATAGACATATCACCATCTAAAGACCCCTCATCACCTCCACCTTGAAATTGTACCATACCTTCACCATTTTCACCAATCAGTTCAAATATCCTTAAAACTTCGTTATATGTTTCTTCACTATAATCTTCAGAAATTTCTTCTAAAGTTTTTGAAAACTCAAATCCGTTACTTTCAAATTCCCATTGAGTTGCGGACGCTGTTAATGTTCTTTCAATACAATCAATTTCAAGGGTTAATTGTCCTCTAAGGTCACAATCTGTGGTAGTGTTTTCAAATAGTTCATTAGATTCAATTATTTCAGTAAGAACTTCATCAATTTTTGCGTAAGTTTCTATAGATATGTTTGTTTGTGGTGAGTGAAACTGTTCATCTTCCCAATCTAAACCACACGATTCTATATAGTATTCTTTATAAGCGGTTTCAGCTCCATATGATTGTAGATAAAACGAGAAATGTTTTAATGATTTTAATTGTTCGTCAGTTACTTGTGGTTGCATAAATCTTTTTATTATAAATATATTAATCTACATTAATGTCTAGTGTTCTTATCATCCACATAGGTTTTTCTTTGGATTCTATTGCTTGTAACCATTCACGAGGTGTTGGAACGTAATTGAAACAATCTTCTTTTATATGGTCGGTTAATATATATCGTGTATAAACAACTTTCCCATCTGAGTTGGTAAAGTGACTACCAAACCTTTGTTCTGCTTCGTGAATACCCATACTATGATGTCTGAACATTCTGTGTATTGAGTGTGGCACCCAAAGTTTGCTTTCGTCTAGCCATTCGTGAAGGAATAGATAGTCGGTGTATAGTCCGCCATATTTTTTTGCGGATGATTTTGCGTGGATTACTGAATGTGCCATAAATTTGATATTTTATTTGGTTATTAACTATTTATAATTATAATTAAAATTACCACATAGAAAAGAATGAAATTAATAATAACGGAATCCAAACATAAGAGCGTCGTATTCAAATACTTTGATAAGTTTGGGGGTGAGGTAGATAATCAATTCATCAATATGTTTAAGTTGGATGATAGAACTGGTATGGTTAGTTATGATGATGCTTACAAATACTTAATTGAGTGGAGAGGTGAGGAAGAATCAAAAGAACTTGCCAAAACTTTATTACTTCAGAATCCCCATCATATAGATGAGTATGGTGGATACGATTTCTTCTTTGAGGTGGATGACATTGACTATTGGGAATTGGATGAAAAACAACCAAATGTTGTTGTTAGTGTAAAAGTTAATGATTTGTCGGGAACAGTTACCGTTTCAAATGGTGAGAATAGAACATTAGAAGATGCGTTAAATGATGATGATTATGGGTGGGAAGTTAGTGACGAGGTTCAGTGGGGTATAAATGATTATTTCAAGGAGAACATAACATCAAAAACAGGAATTAAAGTAATATTTGATTCAGAATATATTAGTCAACAATAATATGAAGCCACATTTACAAGAATATATAGACGAATTTAATTCCGGAGAATTTGAAGATTTACTTGGATTCTTTGGTAGTATGGAACAAATACTTAAGTTCTTCCATAAACAAAATCTATTACAATATATTGACCCTTTTGACGATAATTTAAGTGATTATCAACTAGAGATACTGAATTACTTATTAAACGTCTTAAACGATAAAGAAACATTAAAATATTGTATAGCTCAATTAGATGATATAGAATTTAAAGATGATGGATGTTATTTAAGAATTACAGATAAAGAAGACTTAGCTGAGTTGTTTGATAATAATGGAAGAAATTTAACTGCAAGAGATTATGTTAAAGCCATATTTGGTGAAGATAATTGGGAACATTACAGCAATACTACCGATGATGTATATAGAGATGTTATTGAAGAGTTGAACCCCGAGAACATAGAACGATTAAAACAACATATGTTAGATGTGTTAACTAATTGGAAAATTGAGGTTGATGATAGTTCACCTGATTTATTTAACAATTATTCTGAAGAAGGTATTTTTTATTTAACACCGGAGAATGTTGGTGATGTTATTGGTGATGAAGAATCATTTATGTATTTACTTGATAATGATTATTTACCTGATGTAACCGGTGACTTATATAGTATTCATTCCAATGCTTATAACAATGCGTATGAAACAGAAATATATAATGACGCTATGAGTGAATTAGAAACATTCTTTGATGTGAAATCGGGTAAATGGGAATCAAGACCAACAAGTCATAATCCTGACAAACTTATTGAAACCTATATAATAAAATTTAATCCAAACGAGGTTGTTAATTCTATTAAGAAATTTGTTGCGGATACTAGTAATTGGGGGTATTATGCGAATAACCTTGATTATGTTACTAGTTGGTTAAATATGATGAATACTTTTATGGACAATGGTGATGAACCTTGGCTTGACTTTAGAATGCCGGATTACCCGGATAGTGGTTTAGTTGATAAATACATAAATGAAATATTTCCTGACTACATATAATGGAAGATAGAAAAATAGAATCAATTAAAAAAAACATCGTTAAATTGTTTGATGAGGTTATGGTTATAGAAGGTCAATATGGTATGCCTTATTCTAGTGGTGAGGATTATGCGGATTGGTCTGTTACTTATAAGATTGATAAAATTAGTCTTTGGAACGTCACACGATATAAACGTTGTCAATATGGTGGGACCATATATCTTAATCCAATTGAAATTAAGGTTGGGTTTGAAGGTGATTGGGAATATATGAAATACATCACAGATTTACCAAGTTGGATTGAAGATGAAATTAAAGATTCAATTCTTGATGAGGTTGAAACTTGGTTTCCCAATGTTTGTGCGGATGTTGATTTTTCTTATTAAGTCAAACCATTTCCAAATCTATCGAAATATCCAATAACAGCGTTTGAATACATATATGTGCTATCATACATATTTTTATTATTAATTATTTCTGTTATAATGTGCCAAACCAAGTCTAATTCTTGTTCTTGAGCACTCTCGTTATAGACAAAGCTTTCAATAAATTCCCCAAGTGCGTCATCATCAATTTCTCCACCGTTAATCATTGGGTTAGTTAATTCCAACGATAAATAAAAATTAAACATTTCATGGTCTTCGTAACCAATATCCCAATTCAATACGTAACATTCCGAATTAAGTTTTTCTTCATCATGTAACTCAATAGATGTAAAATTACTACACTTGTCATTAATTTTCTGTCTTAATTCTTGGTTAATATAAAAGTATCTTATGTTACCTACTCTACAATATTTTTCATAAATGTCTTTTCCCCACTCTGGTAAATCTTTGGTTCCGGTCATTACCATAAAGTCGTATAGTGATTCCTCAAGGTGTCCATCAACAACAAAATTACTGTAAGATATATCGTTAGGGTTTTCTATATCCCATTCAATAGAGTCCTCGTTAAGTTGAGGATATAATAATAATCCATTGATATTAAGGGGCGTATCTATGGTTTTAAGAAATAGTCGTAATAATTTATCTTTGTTCATAACAATAAATATATATATTTATATAAATAATGAATATAGTTTATGGGAAAATTTGAAAGTTGGTTGCAAAATTTAATTGAAAAAGAAGGATTTGACGAGGCTAAGTCAATGTTGGGTTTAACCACAATAGAATTAATTCAGAAAAGTGATTGTCAAATAGATTTTGAGATGGCAAATTATATTCTTGATTATTTATTTAGGGAAAAACTATTTCCTTGGAAATATAAAAAATGTCAATTAAGTTATGATGGGTTTAGTGGTGTAGTTAATTGGGACTGTGATTGGAGTGGTGATTTTTATAATGATTATAATGATGAAACAACATCTAGTATGGCGACACCATTTTGGGATGGTTATGGTAATATTCCCGTTGACACTGAATTATATAAGGCGGTGGATTCAAATAATAATGGGATTTTATTAGGACCTGATGATTTGGATAATAGTCAATCTTACACTTCTATTGAGTGGAATAAAAAATTTGATAATCTTGCCTCATACAGTATGTGGATAAGAAGATTTTACTTACCTAACGTTTATGAAGCAATCTCACAACATTTGGATAATTATCGTAATTACGAAGATTAAATTAAAATTCTCTCGTCTGTTTTCTTTAGATATAAATCTTTTGTGTCTTTAGTTACATATAATAATACGTCACCATTGTCATATTCTGTGTAATCATCAACAATTTCCTCAGACATACCCAACAATATTGTTTGGGAATTAAACCCAAAATTTTTAGCATCTTCTCCATCTAATTGTTCGTCAGGTTTTGCTTTGAAGAAATAATCTTTCCAACGACCACTCCAAGATATATAATCTAAATATTGAATCTCAACTTGTTCATCACTATATATATTTCCTGTTGCGTCACAATTTGAACAATTTACGTCTCCATCGCCACCACAATAATTGCAAGATTCTTCTCCACTACCATTACATCTTCCACAAGTCATTCTTCCGGAACCTTCACACATATCACATTCTTCACCGGCATCTTCATCCATACCTGAACCACCACAATAGTCACAATCTTCTTCACCATTACCATCGCAACGATTACATTCTGTTTCACCTGTTCCATCACAATAATCACAAGGTTCGCGTCCGTTATGACAATCAGGACAATCAACTTCAGGTTCGGTATTGTAGATTTCAATTAACTCAACGGAATACATATTGGTTTCAATTCTGTCATAAGCTTCATCAATGTCTTGTTCCTTATTATTAATAGGAATTAAGAAACTATAAAAAATAACATCTTCAGGTGACATTCTATCTAATAATGGTTTGAAGTGTTTATCATTCCATAAAGATTGGTATACGGAGTTAGGTGATGAGTAGTCATCAAAGTAGTTTGCCGTTTTCTTAACTAATGAAAGTAATTTGTGTTTTTCCATAATATTTTAGATTACAAATATATTTATAAATATGAGAATTATAATTAAAGAAAACCAATATTTTAAAATATTAGAGAATACTGATATAGAACCGTCAAAAACAACTATTAAAAACATTTGTGATAGTGAGAAGTTCTGTAAAGCCCAAGGTAAGATTACCTTTGGTCAGTTACGAGCAATTGTTGAGAGTGCTACAAAACAAAGAATATTTAAACACGTTGGTGAAGGTGGTGTTAAAGCGACAATTAGATTATTGCCTTGGTTCTTACCACAACTTATGATTCCTGGTATTGTTGGTGGAGTTATTAGAGCCGTTAACAAAATATTAAAACCAAGTTTAACTGAAACTGAAAATTATAAAACTTTTTGGGGTAAAGTAATTCTTAAATCATTTCAGGTTGCTGAGGGTGATTTACATTTAAGTGACCCCTTCTCTAAGATATTCTTCATATCCGATGGTTTAATGACTATGATGGATGATAAATATAAAATTAGGTTTGCTAGACATATTGCAGAAATTGCTTCAAACAAACCGGATGACGAAGAAGTTCCTGAGTATTTTGTTGAGAATGAGTTAAGACATTGGGTTAACGATAAGTTTTTATTGGACCCACCATTATCATCAAGGTTAAACGAACAAGAGGAAATTGTGGATACAACACCCAACTTTAATAAATTAGTTTATCTACCTGAAGAGAAAGCTATGATTGGTGCCTATATGATTACCGGGGATAGTGGGAAGATGATTGATGTATTAAACATTCACGAACAATTGGATAATGCTGGTTTGTTTATGGATGGTGCGGAATCATACAACATTCATATATTCTTTAGTAAGTTACCAAAATCTCAAATAGAAATGTTAGGTCCGGTTGAAGGTAAAGAAGGTTTTGAATTTATTAAAATACCTTATTGGTTGTATAAGAAAATGTCTACAGAATTATCTATCAGACGATACACAAAATTAAAAAGATTATCGATTGCTCGAAGTCAGGTAAATGATTACTTTCTTAAATTAATTAACAATCCGGATGTTGAGAGGTATTTTAATATAGTTGATACGGATGATATTAGTCAACAAAGATTTAAATCATATCAAAGACATTACAAACCTTAAACAATTCTAAAGGTAGTGTCATCAATAGAATCGTCAGTAGTCTCAGAATTATAAATGTCGGTGTCAATCAAATCTCCATCCCAAACTGAGTAGTCACCCTCTTGATTCATTCCACGAGCGTAGTTAAATATATCACCTTTTTCTGAGCTATAAGTTTCAATTTGATGTCTATATGTTTGTTTAACCCACTGAGTTTCCCACAAATACCAATCAAATTCTACTTTTTTAAATGTTGGTTTATTAAGGTTGTTGGTTAATCTATCTTCTTCAAACAAATCTTCATTCAATTTCCAAACATTATAAATGTAATCACAATCAAGTGAGCTATCGTTACCTCTAATTCCAAGAGTCGATTCAATAGTTTCAACACCTTCTTGTAATTCATAATCTTGGGATGATTCCAACGTTTCAAAATCAACCTCTTCCATCACCATTTTAATGAACTTAAATAGGGTTTTGTCGGGTATTGTGTCAAAGATACTTGCGCTCATAAAAGTTTTTTATAATAAATATGACGGATTAAAAAAAAATGTCTATATTTGCCTCATATGGCACGACAAGCATTATATGATGATTTAGATTTAGTTTCCCGAGGTTATAGAATTAACCCCGATTGGAACAGGAATTTCCGTGAGGACCAAGATAAGGTAACCAAAGTAGTTAATGGAATTTTGGATATGAATTTAGGACCTTACATTAACCAAGAAAGAACAATGTTGTCAGAGTTTTATTTCACAAAGTATTGGGGTGTTGGGAACTATTGTTTTGTTTATAAAATGAAAGAAGAATATAATCAAACTGAAGTTCTTATTGGGGCTATTATGGAATCAACGGATGAAGTATTAAGATGGTATGACTTGACTACTATGATTAATTTCAATATTATTATCATCACACCACATAGAACAATTAGAAAAACTTATTTGGATTTGTTATATGAATATGTTACTATGGCGGCTAACGGTAGATTTTTCTCAGCTCAAGATGTGATTCTTAATCACCCAAGAATTCAACAAATGAAAGAATGGGTTACAAGATATAGAGAATATGATAGAGTAACAAGAAAAACTGTTTTGAGTGACCACCCATATTCTAGAATGGAAAAAAATGGAGAACACGGTGAAATTCTACAATTAAGGTATGATGTTGATTCTAGAAAGAGAGAAACGATGAATCAATATATTGGTGGTGGACAACAAATGAGTTATTCTATAGAACAAAGACAAAGAGTTGAAAAAGAAAGTTTAATAACAAGAATAAAAAATAAAATAAAATGGTAAATATGCAAACATTAGTGTTTAATAGTACAGAGAAAACAGCTGTACTTAAAGAAGGGTTTAGAGGAATGGAATTACTAAACTTTAAAGATGTTCCAACAGTAAAAGTTGAGAACGGGTATTACGAGGTAATGCAAATACAAGGAGAACAAAAAGTTCCGGTGTTAAGAGTACCAATGGCGAATACGAATATGTTAATTCAAAAATAATATGAACTACGTAGATTGGTGTATTGAACAACACCGTAAAACAAATCATTTCTACGACAGATATTTGCCGTATGAATTTCACCTACGAATGGTGAACAATGTGTATGAGGATTTTCAACACCTATTAGATGAGGAGTTAAATGATTATTGTGGTAAAGCTGTTTGGGCTCACGATACAATAGAAGACACACGAGTATCTTATAATGATGTAAAAAATCAATTAGGAGATGAAGTTGCTGATATCGTTTACGCAGTTACCAACGACAAAGGTAAGAATCGTAAAGAGAGAGCGGGAGACAGATACTATGAGGGTATTAGAAATACTCCGGGAGCTGTGTTTGTGAAACTATGTGATAGAATTGCGAACGTTCAGTATGGTAAGATGACTAAATCTCGTATGTTTGAGATGTATAAAAAAGAAAACCCCGAGTTCATCCGTCAGTTGGGGTATGATATGAACGAGTACAATGTATATGGGGATGTGTTCCATTATTTGAATAATTTATTTAGAGATTAAAAATATGGAAGATTTATTAAAGTTTGTATTTAGATTTGTGTTATGGATGGCTTGGTTTACGACCACAATTATTGGTCTTAATCTTCTTAATCAAAAAGTTGATTGGCAAAACTATTTGGGTGTTTTTATCCTTTGTCTATCTCTATTGTGTGTTGTTTATTATGTTAAAAATAATTTCCACACACTATTAAATGTTGTAAAAGATAATTTATCAAAAATGGTGGTGTATTTAAAAAAAATGTTTAAAAAATAAAAGATATGAAAAGTTTATTAAAGTTTTTAGGAGTATTAGTTGTGTTGTTTGTTTGGGTTGAATTGATTAACTTATCGTTCTATCTTATGGATTTATCTGACACCTATATTTTCTATGGTGGGGTTTTATTGTTGGCGTTGATAACAGTTGGACCAATCCTTTATTTTGGGGATAACATTGTAATGTTCTTGAAGAATATGAAAGGTGTTTTTAGTAGTGAGGAAAAAAAAGAATAAAAAAAATTGTATGTTAAACAAAATTGAGTATCTTTGTACTCTAATTAAAAAATAATAATTTAAAAAAGTAAAAAAATGAAAAGAATTTTAGCGATTGTGGGTGTAGTGGTATTGTTTTTAGCAGTATTTAATTCGTGTGAAGTAATTGATGCAGGACACGTAGGGGTTAAAGTTGATATGTATGGTTCCGGTAAAGGTGTCAATAACGTAACAGCGTGTACAGGATGGGTATTTTATAATCCTGTTACAACAAAGGTTTATGAGTTTCCAACTTTTATCCAACACAAAGAGTATAAGAATACTGAGGATGGGGACAACTCTTTCACGGTTAATACAAAAGATGGTTCCGAGTTCAGAGTATCTCCTATCTTAAACTACTCTGTAAGTGCCGATAAAGCTCCTTCAATCTTTGCGAAGTATAGAAGAACGTTACCGGAGTTAGAGGAAGGTTTCTTAAAGACGGCTATTTACGACGCATTCCGATTGGCGACCAATAAGTATACCGCAGAACAATTAATCTCTAATAGAGCACTGTTTGAAGTTGAAGTAAGAAAGTTGTTAGAATCACAGGTTGTTAAAGAAGGATTTATTGTGAATCAATTTACGTCTAATTTAGAATACCCAACATCGTTCAAGAATGCAATTAACGCTAAGAACAACGCGGTACAGGCGGCATTAACCGCGGAGAATCAAGTACAGACTGCGACAGCTCAAGCTAAGATTAAAGTGGCGAAAGCACAAGGGGACGCTGAGGCTTTGTTAACAAACGCAAGAGCTGAGGCAGAATCAAACAAGTTGAGACAATCTACTTTAACACCAATGTTGTTACAACAACAATGGATTGAGAAATGGGATGGAGCACTTCCAAGTACTCAATTGGCTTCCGGAGCAAACACAATGTACGGATTAAAATAATATTAATAATGGAAAAGGGGTGAGATAATTACTCCTTTTCCTATAATAAAATAAAAAAAAATTATGTTAGGATTAGTATTGGTAGGATTATTGATTATAGATTTAATTCTCTTCGTGTCGTTTGAGTTAGTCAACATTAACGTATGTGGGTACCCACCAAAAGATGAGGATGTTTTAGAGTTCCTTGAGAAAGTTAAAAAAAGTAACCCATCACTTTTAGATGGTGCTAAACCGGATAGTATGTTACGTTCAAATGGTAACCCGTTTATCTCAAATAGTTTAAAAACTGTTTTAATGGGTTGTTATATTAATGATGTCGGTACAATACCAAGATGGTATAAGTCGTATGGTGAGATTCAAAAATTATATGTTGAGTTGGGTGCGAATAGTAGTAAAACAAAAAAAGAAAAATTAGGATTATGATAACACTTTTAGTAATATTAGTAATTATTGTGTCAATAGTTTTAGTGGCGGTGGAAATAGTTAATTTATTTGAATTTGGTATACCCCCAAACGATTCTGACATTTTAGAGATGGTGGAAAAGTATGAGGTTGAGTACGAGGTAGATAAAAAATGGAACGATAAGTTTAAACTTAAAGCTTCTTATAGGTCAAACACTCCTAATATAAATCAAACACAGTATAGTATTATATTTCCATACTACATAAGTGATGTAGGTTTAGTACCAATTTGGTATAAATCCACAAAAATAATTGAACAATTATTTAAAGACAAAATTGCAAAGTCTAAGTATAAAATAACAACAAGAGAAAAATTAGGATTATGAGATTAAATAAAAATTCAGTTAGTTCAAGACTATACAAATGGTTTTATGGTGTTAGTGAATACCAAGGGTTACCAAACAACTTATGTCCATACTTTTGGAAAGTAGTGTTGATGTATTTAACAATCATTCCATACACATTAATATCAATCCCGGTGGTTGTTTATGATTTGTTTGATAAAAATTATAGCAATGGGGATAGAAAGACCGGTGAAAGATTAGGTATTAGTGTTGGTGTTTACATTGCATTATTTATTCTTGCGACTTTAATCTCGGCAATACTTGCCTTATTCATTAAAGTTGAGAAAAACACTTTGTTTGAATTTTTGGTAGTTGGTGGTTGTTTATTTTGGACAGGTCTTATTGTTATCGGAGTGATTGAAGGTGTTAAACATTTGAGAGAATATTCTACAACTGATAAGTCCTATTATTCTGAAACAGAAAAGAAATGGATTTATGAAAAAACCAAAGTTAATCTAACTACAGAATTTATTAAGGCGAAGTATAATAAATATTGTCCTAAGATTGATTGGGTTAGTAATGAATCAAAAGATTAATTACTTTAAAAAAATGTTGGAACACCAACACCCTAACCTCTATCATAGAGTTGGTATTAGTGCTGAGTTAGTCTCTAACTATTATCAATGTCGAGGGGTGGATGGTAGAATGAGAGCGGAACTTAATTATATCCCACAAAAATGTGAAATTGTAATTTCATTTCCCAATGTTGATTCATTATATTACGATATGTGTTTTTATGTGGATTATCTATGGGGTGGAAACGTTGATGTAATAGCTTCATTTGATTTTAACGGAACTAATCATTTTAAATTTACAGTATAAAAAACCCTCATTATGGAGGGTTTTTTTATATCTTATATTTTGTAAAGTCAGTTGAAGTTGGTTTTTCATTTTTGAAGTAATATACTTCTATCTTCCCATCATAGTTAATTGTTTTTCTATATGCTGTTGGAACGGTTGCTCCGGACGGTAACTTAATTGATTTTGGACCGAAGATACATCTGATTTCAACTACAACTACTTTATGTGTTTTTGATAGTTCTCGTTCTCTTACTTCAAGTAATCTCCACGTTGTTCTGTTAAGGTTCTCTTGTTGTAGAGAACAATTCAGGTAAGTGAATGTTTTGAATAGAGTTTCTTTATCACAATTAAAGTCGGCCGCGGGAGCTAAATGACCTTTATCGTAAGGGTTTTTTTCGTAATCTTTAGCGTCAGATGTTTTAATTGAATCACAAACATAAAAGTCCATCCCGGTTCTTGACGCAGTTCCATTTGGACATTGAACGGTGTAACGAATAAATTTAGGTTGTTCCAACTTCTCTGAATATACAATCTCAAACATTGGTGTTTTAACCACAATACTATCTCTTAATACTTTTTGTGAAAATGATGTGAATGTGATTAGGGTAATTAATACTAATAAAATGTTTTTCATAATAATGTTTTACTATAAATATCGTAACCATTATTTGTTTTTGTTATATTTATAGAGGTATGAAATTATTAGAAAGTATAAAACAAATTATTACTGAGGCTTCAAAGAAAAAAATCTTAATGGATAAGATTGGTTTTAATGAGGATAATGCTGACCTATTAGATAAATTGTGTGGTCCGTTATCGGTTTGGATGGCAAAAAAAATGATGGAGTTCCAACAATATAGTAGTGGAAGGTTGGGTAATCAAGTAAAAACGGGTTCTGAATTAATAGACCAAATGAATAACAATGGTGTTTTAAGAATGAAACAGAGTGGTATCCAATCTATTATGGATTGGGTTCGGGTTGGTTTAAACGGTAATTTGGGCGAATATAAAGATTTACCTTTTGTTGACTTGGTTTTACAGTCAAAAGAATGGCACGATAATTTGGAAATTGGACAGGGTGATATTAATTATAAAGAACAAAACCCAACTATATTAGATTTCACTGATGAAAATGGAAATGGGTTTTATTGGGCTGATTTGAATACAAAAAACTCATCAGAAGAATGTAATAGAATGGGACATTGTGGAAGAAGTTCTTATGGATATCTTTATTCATTAAGACAAGTAATTCCGATTAACAACAAATATAAATTAAACAAATCAGTTCTAACTGCGGCAATTGGTGAGGATGGTATTATGTATCAGTTGAAGGGTGTTAAGAACTCAAAACCAAAAGATGAATACCATCAATACATTCAACCGTTATTCTACGTGTTAGGTGGTGAAGGTGAAGAAGATGATTATTTAATTCAAGGATTTGGAACGGAGTACGCATCAGAACAGGATTTTAAATTGTCTGACTTACCGGAACAAACAATCAAAGAATTGTATCAAAATAGACCGGAGTTGTTCTCGTCAAGACCTATGCAACGATTGTTAGATAAGATGGGTATTATTGAAATGGAACCATTACCAACAGGATTCTCATTAGAAATTAAACCTGAGGATTTTGATGATTATGTTGATGGATGTACCTATCGTACTTATACTAATAGAACAACCGGAAAACAAACAAGAACAAGTATTTTTGTTGAAATAATGGCTGGTGATGCTTGGGATTTGTGGAATCAAGACGGTTACGAAGATTTTGGTAGTTATTTCCAATATACAGTAGACAAACCAACCGAAGAAAGATTGTGGGATATTGTTAGAAAAATGGCAGAAAGAGATGGTGTTGAATTAGATGAGGATTTAGATTTAGAAGATTCTATCAAACAAGTGGATGATGATTGGGAAATAAGAAATGCTATTGGTGGTGCGATAAATGATGCTGACGCAAATGATTATGTAGATTTTCTACAGAAAGAAATTGAGTCGGCGTTAGAGTTTTATGGTAATGTATATGAATTTAATGACACCGGAGCCAAAATTCAAGTCGATTTAGCTAATTTAGTTGATATTGATGAAGGTTGGGTTGATGAAATATTTGAAAATCATATGAATAGGGATGGTAAGTATGATTTAGAAGGAATATTTAATGAATTATTATCTGAAAGTCATATTGATAAACCTGACTTTGACCCCGATGACAGATGGTATCCATCACCTGATGATAGTGTTGTAAATGAAAATGTTAATTATAGATTAGATGATATAAGTATATGAGTTTAAGTAAGGATTTAACAATTGTAATCCCCTGTAAAAATGAGGGATTAATCATAAAGAAAACTTTAGGATTGTTAAACTTGCAAAATAATATTAAAGGTGTAAATGTAATGGTTGCCGATTCTTCAACGGACGATGGATTCACACAGAAATGTATTCTTGGTTCATACCATACCAACATCAATGTAAAAATAGTTAAAGGGGGATTTCCGGCTGAAGCCAGAAACAATGGTGTCAAAAAGATAAAAACTCCTTATGTTTTATTTTTGGATGCCGACATATTCATCAACCAATATTGTTTATTAAATTGTATGGTTGAAGTTATGAAAGAAAATGATTATCATTTGTCAACAACTAAAATGAGAACTGACGATGGTGATTACAATTATGTGTACAAATCATTTGATGTTATCCAATACTTAACCAAATTCTCCACACCCTTTGCGGTTGGAGGATTTATGTTATTTAATTTAGAGGAATTCAATTCATTGGGAGGATTTAATCCGGATGACAAGTTCGCTGAGGATTATCATTTAAGTTCAAAAATAAAACCAAATAAGTTTTATGTGGCAAACAAAATTGTTTATACCACATCAAGACGATTCAAGAACAAAGGTTTATTCTATATGGTTAAGATGATGATTAAATCTTGGTTTAATAGAAACAACGATG